TTATTTATCCCCCTCACCAAATACCCCACCGCGGATCAATACCGCAACGACATAATGCTCCTCATTTTCCTGTAATAATTCCCCGTACACCCACTTATAAAAAAGAGTATAGAAATCCTGTCCGGAACCGGGCGGACGAAAAACCATCCCCAGGTGAGTCACCGCACCAAACGGCTCGACGGCAATTGCGCCGGCACTGTTCAGCGGATCAGAATACGCAGGATACCAGGTGTCGACAGAACGCAGTGCATTACCAATTTTTTGTGAATGCATTGCCGCTGTTCCGTCAATATGATAAAGCACCTTACTTTTTGTTCCTTTTCCTTTATTCAGTATCAGCTCACCACTCGGATACACCGTCTGTCCTTTTCCCGACTGAACACGGGCTGAAATTTCAAGCAACAATGCGCCTTTATCACCGCTGAGCGCTTGTGCTATTTTTTCACCCAGCGTACTGATATCAGCATCCCGCTGGTTAAAATCACGGATACTGTATGCGTAAGCATCAAAAAGCCACTGCTGCTCCCGCCCTTTATTGAGAACACTGACCGTCACTTCAATATGTTCAGCGCCCACCCTGTTACGCCACAGAAAACGGGCATTCGCAATATTGAGTGCATAGCGGTGCCCCTGCTCCCTGCACTTTTCCCGCGCCAGATAGCCCGCTGCTACTTTTTCATAGCACTGCCTGAAAACAGCATTGTTACACGCCGAGGGATACTGAAGCCCGCCGATCACTTTCAGGGTAAACCGAAATAGCAGAGTATCCTGCTCCGGCCCCAGTGCACAGGTGTCCACGGTTTGTAAATTGGGTCTCCCCATATATCTGTCAGCCTCCGGCAACTGACTTTCTGACTTTTTTTTCTGCCGGAACGACAAGGTTCCCCGGACTGATTTTTCCTGCAATTTCAGCGGAATAACCAAATCTGCCTTTTGCTGACTTGTGCCATAAAAAATACCATCAGACGGCACCAGCTTTTTTTCAAATGATAAAACGGAGACAACATCCCTGTGTTCATTCATCGCTGTTCTCCCTGACCAGAAAAACAAGAACTGACCTGTTGACACAAATAAAGATTCTTTTCTTTTTGATAAGAATATTCCCACCACATATCAGCAGGATGGCGTAATTTATCAACCCGCCTGAACTCACCCAGTGTCACAACACTCTCGGCAAAACGATGAGGGGTACCCTCTGCCCGCTGATTTTCCGCATTTCCCGGCGGGGAAATACCATGAAAACCAGTTGCAACAGGGATTATCCAACCCGGCGCTTTACGCCGGCTGTGCCACCGATACCTTTTTTTTCCTTTGCTATTTTTCTCTCCGATATACTCACGGGTGACCGCGATATAATTGAGCAATGCATCCATTGCATCGTCTCCGCGATTCATCGCATCCGACATCAGGTCACGGCGCTCAAGTAACGCGTAACCGGGCATCATTTTGCGCAGCAGGCGATTATTGTCCCGGCCATTGTCCGGTAATATCCCGATAACCGGAACTGATGCAGACAAGATATCACCGCCGGCTATTTTCATGGTCAGTAATAAATCATAAACAATGTTCTGTAACTGGCTCTTATCTATATTTTTATTATTGTAAGAAATAAATAAGGATACATTCAGGTTGCACCGGGCTTCTTCAATAAATGAAGCCATTCTGCCATTTTTATTTAATGGTTTTCCTTTTCCGGTAATACAATAGGTTATATCTTCGGGGGATTTATAAATCTGTAAATTACAACTGTGGCAGATAACGCCGGTGTAACTCAGCCGGATAGAAGGAAACCCGATATCGGACAGTTTTCTCTCCAGGGCATGTACAAATCCCATCCAGGCGGTTACTGCCGGAAAACCAACAGTGAATGGTCCGGATAACGCATTTGCATTATGAATACGAATATGACGTAATAAAATATAATCAGCAGGCACTATTCTGTATCTCCTGACATTTAAATCCCGGAGGAACGGATAATAACAGACAGGCTTTGCCTGTATTGTCATTATTAAGAACAGAAATATTCTGTGGCTTACTTCCGCCAAACCGGATAACAGTGATGCCATAAATAGTCCGGAATGATTCAGTATTTCGTTTTTTATTTTGATGTTTATTCTTTTCTGTCTTATTTTCCGCTGACCACAGGATAAATTCGATACGCCTGCGCAACTCAAATAACAGACCAGAGGGAGTCAAAACAGAAAGTAAATGGTAATTATCTCCGGCTGTATTATCAAAAACGGGAAAATGAACCTGTTTTATTTTTGAACTGGTAATTGCTTGTTTTCTTTCGGTAATCACCCGTAAAAAATCGTTGCGCAATACATGGTAATCTCCGTGACTGAGAAGTGATTTTGCCAACGGACTTTCTTCATCAATATGAGTCAACAATGTACGGTTATCCTGCATTTTCAGCATCAGAAACCTGTATATATCCAGCGCAGCGGCATTACCCAGCGCATCAGGTTCTGTCTGTATATTACCGGAACGAAGAAAACCGTCATTCTCTTGTTTTGCCTGCGCAATAACAGCGGTAACCTTGTTATTACCGGCAATACCCATGCTGTTTTGGCGCGCCGAAGGATGTGTAAATGTGCACGGATGAGTTGAAAGAGATATCTGACCGGCACGTACTGCCGCACGCGGTAACCACTGAGTCAAAGAAAAAAGGACTTCTCCGTATTGCCTTAATGCATCAATATCCGCTTGATTTGTTATCCCCCTGAGTTTTCTTCCCAGCCACCCTGTTTTACGTTCTGTAAGAAATGCCGTAATTGCCGGATCTGTCATAATACATCCTTTATTATTACACTCAGCCATTCCATTGTATGAATCAGTTTTTAATACAAACTATGTAATACGCAGATGCCATTTAATTGTCTATAAACCGGAGATATTTTACGCTGCTATAATGTTTTTTTGCGATCTGAATAGCACTTTGATACCACATAAATGGTAAAGAGGCAGGAAATTGTAAATAAAAAAACGCTGCATAGTGATATATCATTATGCAGCGACATTATTGATTATCTTATTTCTTAGCAGGCTTATTTTTATCCAGCCAATCCTGCATTTTTTTTATTTCCGGCCCCTGAGAATCTATAATCTGCTGAGCCAACTTTCTCATTTGTGCATCAGAACCGTATTTTAATTCTATTTTCGCCATCTCAACGGCACCTTTATGATGTGCAATCATTCCTTCAGTAAACGCAATATCCGCATTTTGTTCAGAAAGTGTTTTTGCCATATCGTCATGCATACGCATCATTGAGTCGCCCAATTCTTTTTGTACCGGTGTGCTGACTGCATGCATATCGCCACTCAATACGATTGGATTTGATGCTACCGCACCAAATGTAATAAAACCGGAGAGAAGTGCAGTAATAAGAAGTGTCTTTTTCATCATTAATTCCTTTATGTTTAATATCTGGTTGATGGAATTAACTATAAACGTTGACCTAAGGGAAGGGTCAATATGACAGGAACTAACTTTACCTTATTTACACTAAATTAAATTATCTCCACAATGTCTGAACAATGTATGAATAACGATAAATAATGATTTTTTATTTCAGGAAATATCCATCAGGTGATAAAATTAATGCCGGAACCAAAAATATAATAAAAATAATCGCATAGCCAATAACGGCGCCAATCCGGCTCTTCATTCCTACCAAAGAAGGCTTTATCACTCCGACAACTGAAGCAATCAATGCTAATACGGCAATCACCATTAAACCATCTTCCATACATCCCTCCGTTTATTTTTATTACAGGTATTTCTGCGTATAACATATAACCCTGTCAGGCGCTCAAAGTAAAGTTCTAAAAGATCATAACATTCTGGTTAAATTGCAAGAAGATGATGAGTAAATCAACATGATTGTATCCGTGAAACAAAACAGGGCTGAACACCTATAAAAAACTATCCGGTGTTCAGCTAAAAAACCAATTATTCTTCCGTTTCACCGGCAGGCACGTTTTCTGTCACTCTTTTTGATTTCTCTTCTGTTTGCCTGGCCTGCGCCAGCTGTTGTTCAAAATGAACTTTTTCATCCAGCCATCTTAATACATATTTGGTGCTATGCTGCGTAATAAAGCCGCAGTTATCACACGTTAACCGGTAATAATAATTATTTGTACTGTCTACGGGGATCCCCGGAGTGTGATAAAAAAAGGTAACAAATGTGTGTGGCTCTCTGTTATCGAGGCGATCCTGCGCTGTGGTATAATTGGTTTCATCAATAATCTGCCTTCCATTATGCCCGCACATCTGACACGTTGTTTTAATCTTTTTCTCATTCAGATAACGTAAAAACTGTTGTCCCGAAATAGTTTTTAACCGCTCCACAAATTCATGAATCTGAACATTCTGTGACGATACATTATCCATAAAATACCTCTTACCTTATATTTCCATATATTTAAATTAAATTCCGACCAATAATAATACACTAATACGCAGCATTATTCTTTTCTTAAATAGTGCGCATGATATTTTCATTCTATTAGTTATATCTTTCAGTATCGATAGTTAACAGTAGATAACTCTGGTTTATTTACTATGTCACCCTGACTCCGATACAATAAAATCAGGTAATTATATCTTTATGAACAGGTTACACCTGCACTGTTTATGTACAATATCGACAATAATCTGTTTACTGTCAGTCCTGGTCGCCGCCTGTCTGCTTCATCCCTGCCAGATAATACTTCAGCTTAAACAATAATAATATTTTCAATATTTTATAGCGTAATGAAAAACAAACGATAAACTATAAAGATATATATTTTGTTGATTTACAACCACTTTACCCGATAGCATAATAACACGGAGAATTGAAGAACCGTGATCTATTAAGAATGCGCCTATCCGGTAAGGTGTACGTGTTTGTACTCTCGTCAGAAAGAAAAAATCCGCTAATATATCCACTATTACACCGGAGAAAGTCATTTAATGAATACCGAAAAAGAAAAATCAACAGAACTGCATAATGAAATGCTTAAGCTAATTTCTGCTTTATCTGATGCTAAAACACTTGATGATGTAAAAGTGGTATACACCCATTTACTGCGTAACGGGATTGCATGCAGAGATAATGCACTGTTACTTGTTCAGACACTTAATTCATTTGAAGAAAAAGCAATCACCTTTGAGTTAAAAGTACGCTATCACAATGAATTTAATACCAATGAGGCGCACTACGGACCTCTTATACTGAGATCCGGTACTTTAGTTTATGTCAGTAAAGAAAAATCGGATGAAACGACAAATGAGCACTATTTCTGCCCTTGCTGTTATTCAAAACGACAGATTGCCCCCTTATCTCACATGCTTGCGACTAAATACTCACCGGAACGATTCATTTGCGGAAATTGCGGGAATACATTGATTATTTAGCATGAAACTACCGGGACCTCCTTCCGCACAGTGAGAGTATCAATAAACACCATCATTATTTGTCCGCATTTATTGCCTTTATTATAAATAATAACGGACGTGGCACACTGACGTAAAAGGTAAAAAAGCCCGATTTAACGGGCTTGTATTTACCGGACAACAAGTACTGAAATATTTGCGTAATGAATCAGGGCAGATGCCGTTGAACCAAGGAGACGACTTTTCAGGGTCGGATTTTTTGAACCAATAATGATAAGGTCAGCTTTGATTTTTTCTGCATTTTCAATAATTGCTTCTGCAGGGCTGCCGAGCAGCACACCGGTGGAAATTTGATTTTTCTGTACATCAAATTCGTCCGTAATCTTTTCAAGTTTTTCTAATAGAAATTTAATGCGCTGATCTTCAGATTTTGCATTATCTGTCATAACAGGGAATGTCAGCCCATAATCAAAAAGCTGCTCTGACGGTAAAATCACAGTAACAAAATGGAATTTAACATTTTTGTCCCTGGCGTAATCATTTACTTCAGAAATTACATTTGATGATAATGCGCCTGTATTCAGGTCAATCGGGATAAGTATCGTCTTGTGCATAACCGCTCCTTTAATATCAGATTGATTAATTTACCTGCCTAAAACTGAAACTTAACTTCATTAAATCTCAAAATCAGATATAAACAATGTTTTTTATCCAAAAAATAGATAACGAACCACATATTTTATTTAAGATACGCTGCTCAATACCTGTCGGCCCAGGAAAAATTGATTAACGTGCGGCATAAGGCGTATCACGCCGTGAACCGGACACAGAACCCGTCAGCAACCGTTTCTTTAAATTGCAGGCAATTACAGGTGTTACCTGCCCCGTGCGAGCTAAAATGACCCGACAGATTGATAAGCTCGCTGCACACGGCACATCACTCCGGGAACCGGACACAAAGCCCGTCAGGGACGGTTTCTTTGAATTGCGGGCGAAAGCCGGTGATATTGGACGTGCGATCTATGTATATCAGAAAGAAAAGCGGATTTTTGTCCTGAAAATCTTTGCAAAAAGTACCGCGAAACTCCCTTCATCCATGTTAACTGCCGCTGCACCGCGGTTAGAGGAGATGCTGAACGATGAGTAAAAAATCCATTCCGTGGGCACAAGCCCGCGAAGATATTTTATCCGACCCGGAAGTTAATGCGATTTATGAAGCAGAACTACGGGCAGAACGAATCAGGGAACAGTTACTATCATGGCGCTGTTCCGCCGGGCTGACCAGCTCACAGGTCGCTGCACGTCTGGGGATCACACCTGCGGCGGTATCACGGACAGAGCGTAATGCCGAAAAAGCAACGGTCGAGACATTAGCCCGCTATGCTGCTGCGTGTGGTGTAAAAAATCCGAAAATAATGTTGTAAGGATCGCTGAATCTGAGGGTAGCCAGATGTTGATTTTCCGGACATACAGTGAGGAGTTGCGCCGTGTGTACAATAAACTTGTAAGACGGTATGCCACTACCTGAAAGCTCAAATAGAAGGAGCTTGTTATGTTATACGAACGGAAAACTGAGAGGTCGCCGGTGGACAAAAAAAGACAGTGTGAAGGCACAAATATAGTGAAAAGATATAGTGAAAATATAGCGAAGTGTGATTTCAGACACAAAAAAGCCACCGCTAGGGTGGCTCTCTTTTAACTCTAACCCGTTGATATTCAACTGAGTTTTATATGGTGCCCAGAGCGGGACTTGAACCCGCACAGCCTTACAGCCGAGGGATTTTAAATTCATTGCTTATATTAACCATTTCAAGGTGTTATGCGTAATTTTCACTATAAAAATAATGATAGTGTCTATATAAAACAATAAGTTACAAGCATTTTCCAGATGGTATTGTGAAGGTTATTACGGAATATTGCAAGTTACTTCCAATTACTCAACACAACGATATTAATTGGGAAATACTACTAACTCGTAGATGTAATCCCACTAAAAACCACAGCTTATTCTGCGCACAATACTGAAACAAAGTTACAACAATAAAGATATAAAACTGATCAGTACTTACTCCATAATAGAATCAAACATCAAGCCAACCTATTGATATACAGTCACTTTAATCAGTGGCTAGAAACTTATATAAGAATACTGAGTCGACAAAAATTATATCTGAAATCATGTGGTATCGACTGAAGTTCCACACTATGTATTTACATAATTGCTAGTAATAATCTAGTTAATTTACTGTATATATTTCAGGAATGTAAATATATCAGGTACGTGTAGTATAGGCGGTATATTACATAGACTGGAGAGTAGAATGTCAGCACCAGTTGTTAGCTTTATAAACATGAAAGGTGGTGTAGGTAAAACCACCTTATGCGTAGGAATTGCAGAATTTCTAGCTAATTATAAAGAGAAGAAGATATTATTAATTGATGTCGACCCTCAATTAAATGCCACGCAGTCTATTATGGGTAAATATGAGAGAGTAGAAGAATATATTACTGACCTCCTACCACAAAACAAAACAATACGAAAAGTATTTGAAACAAAAAAATCAATATCTACAGAAAATAAGCCATTAAAAAAAGATGATGTTATAACCAGTATTACTGAAAATTTGGACATCATCCTTGGAGATATAAGTATTATATTTGATACAGATCAAGCCCCTATTAGAATACAAAGAATTAAAAAATTCATATCTGATAATAACCTTCGTGATGTATATGACTATATATTAATTGATAGCCCGCCAACAATTTCAATATTTACAGACGCTTCATTGATAGCATCTGATTACTATCTTACACCAATAAAAATTGACTATTACTCAATACTTGGCGCATCCAATCTTATAGATGTAATTGATTATCTTAAAGAAACATTTAATCCAGATATCAAGCATCTAGGATTTATTTATACCAATACCCATAAAAGACAAACCCAGAAAACCAAAAAAATACAACAAGATTTTGAACAGAGCCCACGATTTGTTGATAACTATTTCTTCACAAGTAAGCTATCATACCTAAGAGACTTAATGGTTGGCGGGAGAGGAAATATCCCATCATCCTATACGAAATCACGTCAAGATATTGAGCGCATATGTGATGAATTTATAAACAGAATAGATGCATTAGCGAGGAGTAATGATGAGTAATGACTTGATTTTTGAAATTAAGATAATACATAACACAAGATATAATGATATATCCATTGAATCATTTATTGGAAATATAGTTTTACTTATTCTTTCTAAAAATTTATTTAAATACAATTTTGAAGTGTCTGATTTTATTTATCATGCGTTTAATATTAAGTTACGTCCTTATGCCATTAACTCTAGAACATTAATGGTAGCTAAGATATGTCGACATTTAATTGATATGGATAAATATAACATGAAAAAAGCATCCATATTAATATATGACTATTTAATGAATAATATTATTCCAAATAAAATAGATATAAATAAAGATATTATCGTTTACCCAAAAGAGCATAATAATAATAACAAAAAAGAACAAAGCAACGCTTTGAAAAATATGAACATTTGGATAAACAAACAAAAGAATAAAAAATGACAATGCTAAAAACCGACGATCCATATGAGTTCAGATACGAGCTTGAAAAACTCAAAGAATTGATTAATAACACAGAGTTAACTCGTCATGAAAAAAACCTGCTAGCAAACTGCTTCAAGCATATTATGTTCTATAATTACATTTCTGAAACAGAAATTTTTTCATATTATTTGCAGAGTATTATTTATGATTCTTTAAACTCAATAATTTCAATTATAAAGAAAACAGAACGATATTATCAATTAAATATCAGATCATTGATTGAACACATTGCGAGAATATCAATGAATAAACAGTGGACAGGGGAACCTTTTAGTGATTTCATAAGACGAAAGGACTTTATATATTTAAAAAAAAATGGCGATGAGCAAGTTTGGAATTTTTTGCACCAGCTATATTCAACTGCTTGCTTATATATACACTCATCACCATCTGCAAAATTGAATATAAACCATACGTTCTCTCAATTAATTAAAGAAGACACCCACACCGCTCAAAAAAAACAGGTTGAAACACTTCAAAAATGCTTAAATTACGTTACTAAAATACTAATTTTTTATTTTAACTCTGAAATATCAACTTCATTCATGAGATCAAAAATAGAATTAAAATTCTTGATAGGCGATATTTTATTTAAAGAATACGAGGCATTAAATATAAAAAAATAAAACCAAATCAGTATGTAATAGTATTATTGTACTACAAATAGTAAATACGCTTACATCTAGAGTATACAAAGAAAAAAACCATACAGCAAACTAGTTTATCTCTTGTACCTGAAAAGACTGAACCCTACGATTACGAAGTATAGACAAAATGTTATCAACAATAAATTTGCCATATAGACAACGAACCAAGATTTTCTCTACCAAAGGTAGCAAGACTTAATTAATTAGAGAGAAACAGGTGCTTTTTAAAGCAAAATTAATGGTTTTATTATCTAACAAAAGATATTACTATACCGTATATCTTTCTAATTCCGAGACTATATATGACCGATGACATCTACTTAGTAATCTTATTGGTAGTAATACCTTCCGCTATATTCATGACGAAATCATACGTTACGTCAAAAATAACAAAATCAATGGAATACAATTACAATTTAAGATTGGAATTAATTAAAAATGGGAAAAACAAAGAAATTGAAATATTAAAAAATGAAAACAACAAAGAGATTGAAATATTAAAAAATGAAAACAATAAGAAGATAGAGATATTAAAAAATGAATTAACACAAGAAAAATACATTTTCAATAGAAAATTCGATGAATATGTTTTATTAATGAAATCACTAGACAATTACAACTTGGAGTCATTAAATTTAATAAATGAATTAATAACAAATAAAATGATGGAATTCTATGGTGAATACCATAAGTCCGGCCGGAAATACACTCCCAAAGTAAAGGAAATTGAAGTTGAATTTAATAACTTATGCATGACTGAATTAAGTAATCTTAAAACAAAGTCAGCTCATTATTATTCACAAATGCAATCAATAAAATACATTGGCTCTAATAACGTTAATAAATTAATTGCTCAATTATCTTTAGATTATGCTCACCTAGATCGTTATCTAAACAACTCAATAAATTACATTTCAGAAAATTCATGGCTGATATTTACGGGGGAAATATCAGCCATGGACGTTCCAAAACCTCCATGTGATATAAATGAAACAAGAGAATTAATTATAAAAACATGTAGAGAAGAATTAGGCATTAGTGACAGCTAAATCAAATTATTAGTAATTACTATCGGCTATATAGGAAACTATTATACTCCATCTGTTCAGCCAGTTCACGCTGCTTCACATTCCAGACTGAGCCTTGTGGCATTTCTACGCGCACATCGAGGCGGGTGTATTCCGGCAGGTCGCAGGGTTCGCCGTCCTGATAGAAAATACGATCGCCGGTAGTGGTGATTTCTTTCAGGCGCCAGTTCTGGAATTTATCCGGGAGGTGGGTGTGTTGCCGGTGACAGGTTTCAATGATGATCCCGCCATCTTCCAGTACGCGGTCAGCGACATAGACCAGCTCAAGACCGTTGTTGTCTTTTGGTACTGAAATACCCCCGTTTACGCCCCACGCACCATCTGAGTTATAGCCGAGGATGCCGGTGATATGGTACTGACCTGTGTCAGTGCGGTTAACTTCTGTACCTTCGGATTCATCGTTGGTTTCAAAGCTGCCATTCGGGTGGATTTGGATAATCGGGGATGATTTTTTAAGATAACCGCTGCCATCAAATGCTACGTCCCGACCGATTAAAGGGATTTGCCCCCCGGTTATTTGACCGGACGTATTTAAAAACCTAAGCCAGGCTTCACCCATATAAGATATTGACAATCTGCCGGTATCTCCCCTGATTCCATCTTTGGCGTTACCAAAATTTATGCCCCTGGAATACCCTCCGGTTGCTCCGGTTCCCCACATACCGCGTCTTTCAACCCCGGCAAAATCTGACAGTACACCAAGATTTTGTGTTAGCGACTCTTCCGCCCACTGCCGTGATGCCACAGTCCGTCCCGGCCCCTCTCTGGCAAAGTTCCAAGAATTCCGGTTCATGGATGATTCATCCATTTTGCCTGATTGATCAACCAGGCTTATTATAGTTGAGCCATCTGATGCCTGTTTATATGGCGACGTCTGGAACAGCACACCGCCGTCGTCAGCAGTCCCGTATTTGCGCCACATTTTGAACGAAGTGTAGTCACCATACCCAATGAGGTTAAACACACCACGCAGATTTATTTTATCGTCTTTTGTTATTTGTAAACTGATCTGCCCGCTTGTTGCGCCTTTCGCATATAAATAATCATTATGCGCCCCCCACCACATCGTATTATCGGGATTCATTATCCCTGATGCTTTTGCTGCTTTATCTCCTACACCGAACAGAACCGAGTTAATCCAATCCTGTGAAGCCAGTCCTTTTAAATCTTCCAGCGTCACTTTCTGCCCGTTCGGTAATTCAATTTCCACCTGGCCGGTGTCTGTCATCCATTGCTGCATTGCCTGGAGGAAGTACACGATATAACCCTGATTCGCTGACATGGTGCGGGCGGCGTCAGAAATGGTATCCGGTACCGTGGTGGCAATAGAATACTTCGCGCCGCTGAGCGTCACCGGGGCATTGAATGATAGCACCAGCTCTGTGTCGCTGTTCACTGCGCGGATCATCATATTTATCGGGTTAGTACCGTTTTCGATACTGATCATCTGCCCGGGTGCCACGCCGTGAATATTCTTTTTCCACTGCGTTCCGGTGCCGGTGACAATCGGTGATCCGGCTTTTATGGCAATTGTGCCGTCTGTGTAAATCATGAGGTTCCCCTGAATTCTGGACGAAAAAAAACCGCCGGAGCGGTGGTTTGTTGTTATTCGTAAATGGCGCTGTCTATGTACGGGATGTCGCCGGTATAGCCCCACGCTCCCGAGCCACCACCTCGACCAACCACCAGCCACAGTTGCTCTGTTCTGCCGTTCATGGCTGATGCAGTCATGTGAAATTTCACCAGAAATCCCTGTCTATTGATGGCACATACAGGGAAGCGTGACCAAGTGACCTCATCATGACAGCGCATGTGGCTGTTTTTAGTGTGGTTGGCTCACCCGGTTTCGATGGAATATAGCCTGCCACCTGTAATGGCTTCTGCCAGCCGCACCAGCTTACCTTTCCGTTCTCATCATAAAATCGTGCGCCCCATTTTTGAGGACCATATTTGCGCTCCACCCACCATCCGGGCATGAAGACATAAACCTTTGAATGATTTCCGGATGCTTTTATGATGTGATTTTTAGTATTATTTTGACCGTAATAATTACCAATGGATAATTCACCGAGCGGAATGTTGCTGTACACCGGGTCTCTGTAAATAGATGAGCTGATTACGAAAAATAATGGTTCAGGATCTGATGATATTGAGATACCTGTGTCTGTTTCCGTCCCTCCGACAGCGCCTGACCCGACATTATGTTTTTCATAAAAAACATAACATTCACCACCGGGGGTAAACATTGCTTTGCCTTTCTCATCGTAATTTAAAAATCCGAATGTCATATCGCCCCCAGTGAAAAAACAACCATGACACTCAGTGGTGACTTTATGTTAACCCACGTTATCGTGTTCCCGCTGACCGTCATATTGAAATCACCAAAGATACCGGTTGTCGGGAAGGCATAAAGCTTACACCCGTAAGGCGGCTGATATGTTTTTGAGCCACTGCCGTTTATTGTCAGTGTTGGCTGCACAAAATTAGATGCCATGTGTACGGTGTCCCGCCCGATATCATCAAAAGCCCTTATTCCGAACGCTGACATATCATTCCCTCCAGTACACTTTCAGGTATCCAGCCACCCAAAAATTTCACACCGCTAAAACCAGTTTGCTTGTACCAGATTTTGTTCTGATGCTTCCGGCTATCGTCTTTCTTTTTTACCAGGTGGAGTTTATGGACCGGCGACGGGAATGTGACTTCCCGGTAATACGCCACACAATCCACATCTGAAATAACCGGTGTACTGACAGCACAACCGGCGGCAGATAAAACAGCAACAGATAAAATAAGCGCATTAAGTTTCATATTGGTCACCCTGTTAATCTTCCGATTTCAACCCGCAGGCGGCCTTTTTCATCCCATACCCGCAGCTGGTCATTTTTAAATTCCATGCGGCCACCATCCGTTGCTGACCCGTTTATTTCTGTTTTCCCGGTCTTCGCATCTATCAGGAAACCCTGCTTACCCGGTACATAATTATCAGACTGAATTTTGTCTGTAACGATAAGGCTCTTTATCCAGGCTTCACTAATGAACGCCTCTTTAACAAAAAGCTGACCGTCCTTCATGTACATGAACAAGTCCATCGACTTGCTGACCGGGTTATAAAACGCAAACTGCTGAGCGCTGAAGCCGATAAGCGTTGTCACCTGTCCGTTTTTCAGCTCTGCGCCGATCACCATGCCTGCGGAATAGTCAGTGCCCTGATAGTTGATCCGGACTTTCATATCGTGAACAACGGATGCCTGACCGGATTCCATATCCCATTTCGCACGGATGGAGTTTTCAGCCATGGCAAAGCTGTCTTCTGCAGTGACTTTAACCGCGTCGATTTTCTCAGCAAGTGCAGTCGTCGCGGTCACTGTGTAGTTGCGGACTTCAATGATTTCTGCTTTCATTGCGCCGTTTTCGCGCTGCCAGTAATTCCATTGTCCGTAAGCGTTGTTGGCGTTGTTGATGATGGCTTCGAAATTGTCATCTGCCTGAGATTGCAGGTCTTTGATGATGGCTGAATCTTCAAGTTCTTTTTGCACTACATCCAGAATCTCACCGGCGTTACTTTCGGGGATGCCGCTGGCTTCAACAAAAGCAGATTTTCCGACTACATTTACACTGCGGACATAAACAAAGTACCGGTGCCCGGCCTTCATGTTGCGACCCTGTACGATCCACATCGTGCCATTACCCAGATAGGCAGCTGCTGACTCGACATCACGGATATCAGCAATCTGTTTTTCTGAAAACCAAAATTCATACTGTACGCGCAGGCTGTTCTGCCCGCCGGAGCGCGGAATAACACCAATACTGAAATACCCCGGCTCTACGTCAACATATGAGGGCGGCGGCGGTGGATTTACTGAGAATGCCGTACTGGCGGGCTCACCTTTTTGTCCTCTGTCATTCTGTGGAACAACCGTCAGGACATAATTACCCTGAGGCATGCCACTGAACCGGTAAAAAGATTCTTTTGTAACCGCGGTACCGGCAACACGATCACCAATAGTTAATTTCAGCTGATACTCGACACCTCGCAGCGCATACGGGGAGTTCCATGCGGATTCGGCCTGCCATGCTTCATTATCACTGGTGACTTCTACGGTCAGGTTTTCAACGGGAGGAATAAAACCACCAAGCGGTGTATCCGGCTTCGGCTCGAATGCCGCCCCCTTATCAACAATCGATTCTTTTTCAGACACATGCTGAACTGCAGTAACCGAAAATGTTCCGTCGCCGTTATCTGCCAGCGTAATAGCCCGGAATAAGCGGCGGCGCAGTGACGGCAGGGAAAGCGTCCAGACTGAGTGCAGCGGTATACCTTCAGGCATAACATCAAGGGTGATTTGGTTTGTTGCCGGGTAACCCGTAACTTTGATGGTTTTCGGCATTCCTGACCCATCGGTGACAATGACATAAGCATTACCTTTCACAGGCTTTTCAACATTACGATCTAACAGCAGGACTTTATTTTCAGTATCAACAGACAGAATGCGTCCGCCGATTTGCGTATCAACCCAGTCATTATCCGCAATTTCAAAAATATCGCCCGGGCTGTGACGTAATCCCTCCGCACCAATGCGGAACTCCACTGTCTGAATTTCCAGTTTTTCCGTAGTCAGGATCCACAATCCGTGCCGGTGTGCCTGCCCGCGACTGGTGCAGCCGAATGCATCCACCCGCAGCACATTGCGCCCGTTCCCCGGCTTTGCCAGAGAGACGTCATCCGATACCTGCTCCACGCTGGTTTTCCAACCGTTATCCGGGTCGATAAAGCGCACTTCAATCACGTTATGACGTGCTTTTTCCGGGCTGAAACTGTAGTCAAATACACCGTCAACCACATTGGCATTAGTGTACGGCCACACCGAATCAGACGGACGATCCTGAATAAAGGTCAGGGTCTGCCCGTTCCATACCGGCATGATACGCATCGATGCACACAACTCACTGATCACATCATAGGCTTTGCGTAAATCGGTAATATAGGCATTACAGCGAACACGGGGTTCTTTTCCGCCAAATCCGTTATCCACCTCATGGTCACAATACTGACCGATCATATACAGCGCGAATTTATCCACCTCTGCAATCTTGAGGCGCCGCCCCATGCCGTAGCGCGGATGCGTCAGCAGATCCCACAGTATCCACGCCGGGTTATCTGACCAGGCGGGTTTAAATGTTCCGTCCCATATTCCGGAGTACGTCCGGGTATCCGGATTGTAATTTTCAGGTACCTGTATAATCCGGCCTTTAATCAGATAGTTTCTGCGTGGAAATTTATTACCGAACTGTTCGCTTTCAAAAGTCAGGCCCGCGACCGCAGACCCCGGGTATATCTGATTGATATCTGTCAACTCAGAGTAACTCGACCAGACTGTATTGTTCTGGATTTTGTCTGTTGTGCTGTCGGCAGTCACCCTGACCATTCTGACGCTGAACGGCGCAGGGGGTAAATTATCGAGTACTACCGCCATCAGATATGGTGAGTTACTGCGCTTACCGGTAATGGTGACCCGTTTTTCCGTTGACCATGTATCTCCGCGCTGGATCTGGATCTCCAGCTGAACGGAAGTCGGTACCCGGTCGCCGTTATCCTTTGATTCAACCAGCGCCTGTGTACCAAATATCAGCCGCAGCCGGTCAATGTAGGGCGCGGTAATGGTTCTGGTGACCGGTACGTTATATTTAACTTCAATACCGACCGGTACCTCATTAGCAGATGAAGTGAACCCCTGCAGTGCGGGCTGCTCCAATGTCCCGGCGCGCCACTGTGCCGTCATGCCGTTTACGGTACTGTTTCCGGATCCGTCAATGACCGGGGTATCATCGAGGTAAATGCAGGATAAATCATTTATCACATTATTAATTTCTTCCGGTCCCTCTATCGGTCCCTCGCTAATCAAATCAATCAGAGACACCTTCTGTCGCGAACTTAAATCGTTAGGTGCTTCGTATGGTGTACTCTGCCCGCCGCCGCCCTTTCCCATCTGTTACCTCGCTTATCCGCCATGTTTACCGGCATCAATATTTTTGCCGTCACTGTCATCCATAATTTCAATGGACTGTGAAATCACCCGTGACCCGCACATAATCCGTCCGTATGCCACCGGTACCGGTACGCCTTGTGCGACAGCGTTATCAAGGTTGCTGAAATACGTGTTTCCCTTTTCTTCCTCGCCCCGGGACATATTCTGCTGCTTTGCAATCGGGGTAAGCATCTGAGCGACACCACCCAGCATCATAGCGGCACCGGCTGACATCATCGCGCCGCCTATAGCCCAGTTACCGGGGTTCCACCATCCCACCGCTAATATTGCAGCGCCCGCAATAAACTGAAATATCCCGCCGTTTTTTGCCCCTTCAATACGCGGTACGATATGAACCACCGCATTACGTGGTAATGGCTCATTAAAGCGCCGGTGAATTTCATCCGGGGAAACATCACTGCCGGCGATCCGGATTTGATACCACCCGTCACGTACCCGCTGCCGGAGCTGCGGTAACTGAATCAACAGAGCATGAATACCTTCTGCCGCCGTTCTGACGCTCAGATCAAAACGGTGTCCAAATCGTTGCAAATCCCCGTAAAGCCGGAAGGTTGCCAGTGGCGGTAACGCCAGATCGAGTGAGTCATTCGTTGCCATCGTGGGTTATATGCCTCGCGCTTACTGAGTTGATTGGGAATGTGATGAAGGATGGTCTGATCGCCCAGGTACACTGCGGCATGGTTTGCGCGGGAACTGGCGTAACAGAACAGGATAATGTCACCGGGCCGGATATCTCTTTTCACCCGGACGAAATCATTTTGTTCCATATTGCTGAGATAGAGTTCTTCTCCCCGCCGCCACCAGTCATCCTCCCGGCCGAAGTCCGGCAGATTAATACCCGCCAGATGATAGGCGTCCCGGAACAGACTGTAACAATCCGTTGTGCCGTGATGAAATGTCCGCCCCAGTAAATGAGGAACCGGCTCAAACCGGTGAACCGTACCATTACAAGCCAGCAGCCACGGAAGATCACTGTTTACCTGCGCAGCCCTGTCGGCAGCACTCAGATACGGCTCACCTCCGGGATGGCTGTGAACCACAGAGATAACCTCACCCTGTTGACCGGCCCGGATATAGTCATCGAACCCGATACTAAAATGGTTCTCAGGATCAGAGGACTGATTACGGTACGGAATATACCGCTCACCCTGCTCATTACGGATAATCAGGCCGCAGGACTCCCGTGGCGCATCCGCTTGTGCGTGCGCCAGAATGGCTTGTTCAATCATAGGAACCTCTGAAGTGTTACTGACCCAGGCGGGATGTGGAGATGAAAGCGCCGGTACGCGACTGGTTATTACGGAGTTTGCAATCCGGCAGGCGTTTACCGCATTTGTCTTTTACCGGGTCACTGGTTGGTTTTCCCCATTCATCCGCAACAGGCGGACCCGAATAACCACACTCCGCCGACCGGTACCCCCACGGACAGACATCCGCCAGAATGACCCGGCACGGTAACATTGCTCCGTCCGTTTCACTGGGTGCCGCCAGCAGGAAAGCCGCTGTCTTGCTGTTCAGGCTGGTTACCTGCTCGATCACCCAGCGACTGATGATTTCCTGTGACGGATCTGCATCCGGATTACCGCTCTCAAAGTTTTCTTCATCGAGGAACCTGGCTTTTATCACTCTGCGGATAACATAACCGCCGCCGGCACCGTCCAGTTGGCTGACGATACCGGTGATAAGACCGAATAAATTAGATAAAGTAATAGTCGGACGACCAGACGGGCCTTTGCCGCTGTACGTGAACCCGTCACCGCTGACCGGGTACGGTTCGTAGGTTTGTTTCTGCCAGACAAGCGGCTTGCGCTGACCATTCATACCGTTATAAAACCGGTAGCGGATCCCGCCGATATGGGTAAGATCAATTTCAAACAGTTCTATTTCGGGATCGGAAACCAGCTCAGTAACCGCAATCCGCATTTCAGGAGAGATGTTTTGCATTGGTGATCACCGTTATCGTTTGTGGGTAATTACATTTTTACCACCACCGAGCAGGCTTAGTGTCATCTGACTAAGATCACCAATTAATTTTTCAGCCCGCGTCAGAATAACTAGGTCAGCCTGTCTTTTTTTCAGCCGTCGCCCCGCATCTGACGAGTCTTCATCAGAGGCTTTTCTTGCTACAGAAAGCATGTGCTGCAGCTGCTGAACAGTGAACCCGAAACCAGATTCCGCCTCCAGCTCAGTCATGTGATCAAATACCAGTGCCTGTAATTCATAGCTGTAACTCATTGCCATCAGACAGGCTTCGCGCTTAGGAAACCGGTAGCATGGGTATGATCGCCCCTTACTGTCGGTGTAATCGGACGAAAATTTGGCTGATTGACCTTCACCTAAAACCCTCGGGACTTTCTTCAGGAAATGTTTATGCTGTAATTTTGAGTGTTCTTTTGACGGAAATTTGCCGCCTGTCGATTGAGCTTTTGCTTTACGATCGGCATTAATGTAGTCGACCATTTCCAGACTGGTCATTGTTGGTTGTCCTTCTGCGGACAACGCGTTATCAATGGCTGCTAATTTAATCATGATGCTTTCCTTATTTAGGTAATGAACCTTTGCCACATAGGAGATCAGCCCGTCGAAGCAGCATCAGCTATAGCTGACCACCTCAAAGGCTCATTCCTAAATATGGGTTCGACGAGTAAAGATGTGTGCATGTGGTGCACGGGTGAATGCTAAAAGAGGGAATTTCCTCCTTTAAAAACAATATAACTTATTGATTTTCGCGATAACGACAATTTGCGTAATGGATTTACGTGATGGTGATGCGCGGATTTCAGGTATAAAAAAACCCGCCGGAGCGGTTGGTGTTTCATTAAAAATATATGACCATTATTTTGTATCAGCCATATTTTCTTTATATTTTTTCTGTATGTAGTTATATGCATCCGTTGATGTTTGGCACTCTTTACTATTATCATTTTTAAGATAACAATTAGAGTAACTCAATGTAACTATACCTGAAATGGCCGCTATATTTTCCACCTGCCAACGACAGAAACTTGGATCAGAATGCTCAGTGCATACGTCATTAATTCTTTCGATTATCCAATCCTTATCTGATTTTTCGGCTTGAGCTAAAAAGGGTAAGGGTAATAGTAACAAAACCAATATTAATTTTTTCATGATCCCTCGCGCATCTATACCAAGGTCATTTCAAATTCAGCCTGAATATCAGTTCTGAGCACACCCACTGAAAATGACCACTTGCGGCATAATACCTTGATTGTGTTCATTTGATGAGGGGGTTTCCAGAGAAATGCGGTCACACCTGCATGTTTTTCTAAAAATACCCTGACGACCTGGGCTTCCGGGTTCTTTGGTGACAGCGTGATGCTGTACTTTTCGAGATTGGTATTGAAGCCGTCAGGTCGCCGCTGCTCGTAACCGTCACCGAAACGAACAGAGCGAACACGCGGTTCGCTCTCAATACCCATCCCCGGTTTAACTTTCCAGTTGAATGTTTCCACTACTATCACCCCATTGAGCCGCCGGGACGGCGTTCAGATGCCATAACCTGTTTCGTTTTTTGCTCAACCAATTTCAGAATTGCCTGTGTCGCCTGTGGTCCTATCTGCCCATTGCTACCGTCATTCTGTATGGTGATACTGAAGTGCTGGTTTATCTCCCTGCCTCCACCAGCCATCTGTGCCACAACGCCCAATTTCCCGTCCGCACCACGCCGAAGCGGAAAGATCCCCTCCGGCCCCGCCTCACCCATCAGGCCTGCGCCTTTAGCAAATGCAAACATTGTCGGGGTATGAACCACCTGCCCACTGTACGCACTGAGGGATGATGAATTGTAAACACCCCCTTTAGCATTGGGCGTAAACCCGAACCCCATAGCATCCAGCCCCATAACAATGGATTTCTTAACAAAGATTTCTGTCAGCATTTTGAGGATAGAAGTAGTGAAGTCCCGGAAGTTGGCTTTGCCGGTGGTCAGAACAGACGTCAATTCAGAAGAGAAACCGTTCAGTGCTGCTGCGGTGGCATTTTGAATTTGCGCATTGGAATCAAGCGCCGCATCACGGTAATCACCCCATGCAGTCTGCGCACCAGCCAGCCAGTTGGCGCGCTTCTCTTCCTCTGCGGCATAAGTCGCCTCCTGCGCGGCCAGCATTTCATTCAGCCGTGGGTTATCCTGGTGGGCAGAGAGAATTTGCGACCGTTCCAGTGCCTGCTGCACTTCACGCGAAGACTTTCCGATACTGTCACGGATAGCATTCTGCTTTTCAGTCTGCTGCTTAACGTACTTATCAGCCTGATCCTGCAATTTATTCAGCCGCTCCTGAGCAACAACTTCATCCCCCAGCAGTGCTAATTTTTCATGCTGAATCAGAACTGCATTTTTATTAGCCAGCAGTGCCTGTTCCTGTTTGGTTAACTGGCGCTTACCCCTGGCTTCTTCGGTAATGGCGATCTGTGCTTCGGTTTCCCATAGTTTTTTACGCTCGGTACTAATTACATCAGTAACAGATTTGTGCTCTTTCAGAACGCGGAGTTTTGATTCCAGAGCCACCTGCTCTTTAATGGCTTGCTCTTCAACTTTGGTTCCTTCGTCCACCTGATAGGCTTTTTTGCGTCCACTACCAGGCATTTTACGGTCACGATGCTTGTAATTAATCATCGCCTTGGCGTCTTCGTATTCCTTTGGAGACAGTGCCTGTTTGTCTTTTTCAAGCTTGGCTAACTCGGCTTCCCTTTTAGTTTCCCATGTCGCATATTTTGTATAATATTCCTGTTTAATCCGGAGCTTATTAACTTCAATTTGCTCATTATTTTTAATCGCCGCTATAGTGGCATCCTTTACATTTTCTTGATATTTCTGCTCTTTCAGGGCGTCCAGTTCCCCATTCAACTGCTTCATCCGGTATTCAGGGGCAACGTTGCCAAGTAACTTTATCTTCCCTTCAACTTCCTGAATCTGATCTTCGAGGGTTTGCTTTCTGCCAAACCCCAGCATGGCATCCCACGCCCCGGTCGCCTCATTTTTCAGAGTAACCCACGCCGATTCAAGATAACCAAGGTTATTGCTGATATCAGTAGCGCCATCATTGATAGCCTGCGAATATGCATCTATCGCCAGGCGGGCAGCGGCAGTTTTATCGCCCTGTAATTCCAGAGTGCGGATCTGTTCAAGCTGTGCAGCCGTCAGGTGATGGTTAGCTTTTTCCAGCTCCAGTGACGCCTGCAACGGTTCATCCTGCAACCGTTTAAACTGGTTAATCGTCGTTTCAACAGACTGGCCGGTGATGTAATTCATCTGTGCCGCTGCCTTTGACACACGGGCCAGTTCATTATCACGAAACAGCCCGGTACCGACTACAGAGGATATTGTTTCTGCCATTTTATGGCGGGTAATGCCGCTTCCCGATAATGTCCGCGCCATTTCATTAAGCTGTGATGCGGTTTTATTGGCATAGTTTCCGGTCAGAATCAGTTGTTTATTAAAGTTGGTAAACTCACCTTCAGCCTCGTATGCTGCTTTACCGGCACCAACAATGCCTGATATGACTGCTCCCCATATCCCGCCGCGCAATAACCCGCTCATGCCCATCTGACCCGCGAGACTGTTAAGCCCGCTGCTGAGCAGTTTGCTGCTGTTTTTAAATTTCTCCGTCTCTTTGTTACTGTCACGGAGTTTATTAATGTAGATATCCGCTGAAGAACTGACACCCAACTGGGCCGCCTGAAAGCGCAACATCTCTTTTTGTGACAGATTCTGTGTGGCCACCTGCTCTTTTAACCGCTGGATAAAGCGGGTTTTCTGCTGTGTCAGGGACTCTTCAGTGCGCCGCAACTCTGTTGTTCGCTGCGTTGTCGCTGAAAGTAAAGACAGATAATCCTGCTGTGAAATCGTTCCTGCACGCTGCGCGCGGTTCAGCTGTGCCTGGATAACAGCCAGCCGCTCTATTCCGCCGCCGGCACCCTTTACCGCATCAATTTGCCGGAAGAAACTTTCAGTTAATGCGTCCTGCTGACGCGCCAGTTCAGCAGCCCCGGCATCCTTTTGTCTCTTCGTGCTGAACTGCTCATTCATCCGGCGGTGCATATCGTCAATTTCACGCGCGGAGGCTTTCCATTTCTCAACAAATTTTTCAGCGCTGAATGCCTGAGAATCATTCAGAGATTTCAGGGTGGCCTGAGTAGTGTTGGCAGCCTGGTTTATCGCGGCAGACTGCCCCTCTGCAAATCTGCGCATCCGCTCTGCTGACGCATCCGCACTGGCGGCCGCCTGTAATAACTGACGCTCTACGCGCCCGACCTGCTCGGTAAATGTCGTGCTGTCTGCGCTGAGATTAATAACCAGATCAGCAATCTGCTGGCTCATAGCGTATTCCCCCGGCGATCCCCTCGCCTGCTGTCATTAACAATGAGTCGTCTGTCTCACCGGTTTCTTCACTGTGTTTCAGTAAACAAAAGTCATTCAGTGATATATTTTTTCCACCGCCCACCAGCGCAACCACGGTGTTACTGAGCGCGGCGAACTCCAGATCAATCAGGTGGGAAGTGAACGGCATAACACCGAAATAGTCGTACCAGTGCCCCAGTTCTGATGCTGACATTTCTGCCAGCATCCTGCGCCAGTCCGCCCGTTTAAATTCATGAGCTAGGCGCAGGATAAACTGACGCTCACGGGCGATTACTTTTCTGCCGGTACCTGCTCTGCAACTTCACCGTCCGGTTCAGGTTCGTCATCACCTGTGGTTTTCACCTGCATATCACTGAGTTCCAGTACCATTTTTGCCGCCTGCTCCAGCGCTACCGGCGGCCATGTGTTAAGTACATCGGCATGAATTTCATCCAGACTCTGACCACCGACAGGCGCGATATTAAGCAGCGACCGAGCAACCAGAAAGGCATTTGATTCAATGTTCATGCGGACATAAACAGCGGTCCGTTTCAGGCTTTCGGCATCATCGGCCGGTGCTTCATTCTCCGCCTGTGTCACCAGGTGATCGAAGTATTCCACACGCTGTAACGCAGACAGCTCACTCATCATCAGTGATTCGCCGTTGTACTCAAATTTCTTCTGTTTAAGAAAATTCATTCTGTATTCCCCTGATTATTCTTTGATTTTCGGTGCAGATTGTTTTCCGGTACCTTCCGGCTTCATTTCTTCTGCCAGTGCCGGACGTCCGGAGTTAGTGATCTTGATGGTACGGGTGATCACTTCTTTTGCGGGCACGGATTTGCCCAGGCTGCTGACCCACCCTTTGAACAAATCGACTGCCGCGTTCGGGTAACGAATTTTGTAATAACGGGCATCACCGGTATCGAACCAACTGACCAGGTCTTTCTGCCCCTGCTCGCCGGGCTTCCACGCCAGCGTGATATTGGCTTCTCCGGCGGACTTTTCACCCTGAGCAGTCGCTTTCCAGTCGGCATCCTCATCATCCAGATAGGTGTCGTCGTAGCTGTCGGCACTGATTTCACCCGGCTGCAATTCTTTGATTTTCGCCAGTCGTGTCCAGCCTTCATCTGCCAGCGGGTCTTTGGTCGGATCTTCTTCGCCGGTATAAATCCACAGCGTTGTGCCGGCACCTTTTACGGGCGCCAGCGGGTTAGGAGGTAATGGCATGATTTTTCCTTACATTGAGTAGGTCAGGTTGTATGTCAGGTCAGCAGATCCCCACAGGGACATTTCATCATCACGCTGATAGTCATACCCTGCCGGGGACATGGTTTCGATGATCCCGGCCAGTGCCGGAACGGATGTCATTGCGGGATAGATTTTGTCTTCCATCCATTCATCCAGTTTTGAGTCCGGATTACTGGCTTTCAGAAAGACTTCGATGTGAAGAACCGCCTGCCACTGATCTTCATCAACGACCTCACCGGTCGGAGAGGCGTCAGTGAGATAAACAGCAACAACCGGCAGTTCATCCCCTTCCAGAAATACGGGACGCCCGTCATATACGGCAGCATCACCGACATGGGGCTTAACCGCATCGATAATCGTATTGCGGATAACGGTGTGTTTTCTCATCAGACCCTCGCTTTGATATACAGTCGGAGCTGATTTTTCAGGGCATAGGCCATTTCTTTCGGCATGTCGGATTTGAGAAGGGATTCAGTTTCATCGGTAAAGGCGCTTGTCAGCGGGGTGACTAACGGGATCTTAACCACTTCAATCGGATAACGTGAGTTGCTGGTTCGCTGCATAACGTGCCAGCGACCGTTAGCCAACTGCTGAATAAAGGCATCTTCAAATTTAAACCGCCCGATCTTCAGAACGCTGCCGTGCCCCTTCTTATCCCTGCGTTTACGGGATAACTGAACCTTTGCCGACCCCAGTGCTATTGCCGGTAAGTTTCCCCGGTTAACAATCAGTCTGGCGCGCGGCACTGACTGTTTACTGCTTGCCCGGCGCAGGCGGACACGCTGGCGGATAAGTTTTTGCTGAAGTTGGGTATCACCCGCCACACGTTTAACACTGCGCCCGATAGCACGGACAGCAACGCGGTTTACTGCCTGAGCGGTTGCCACCGGAACCGCAGTACTGCTGATAGAATTAAGGTTACTAATCGCCTGTTGAATACCGTCCATATTATTCGCTCTCAATAAAAATATGGGGCTTGCCGTTATAGCGCAGTGCGCGGGTAACTTCGTACTCCGTACCGTCAATAACGACCTTATCCTTCCGGCGTGCAATGATGCCCGGCGTAAAAATCACATAACTGACCCCGTCACCGCTGACCGGTCCCATTTCCGGAAGAAAATGAAACTCCACAGCACACACAGGCTGATCATTGAGATAAATGGTTACGCCCATTTTCTGCGCTGTCAGTACATCCATCCGGGATTTCATCTGCTGAAACGGGGTCATGGTGATTACCCCTGTGCTGCCGGCGGGAATACGTTAATCTTCACTGCCGCATCAGGATCGCCGGATTCAGCACCCGCCCAGGCAACACCGATCACCACTCCGCCGGCATCAACTAACTGACCGTCTTTAACTGATACCGCAGCACCGGCTTTGAGTACGAGCCCGTTTTTTTTCGGCAGGCGGAACACGCCCTCGGCAAAACCGTCACCGGTATCACCTGCCGGGATATCCGTGATTGCCACCGCAGCCAGCGCACCAATCACCACCAGCGATCCGCTTGTGACCGCTTTCATGCCGCTGTTAACAATCTCAATGGTCATGCCCTGCTGCTGATAATTTTTAGCCATAATAATTCTCCGCGGCACCCGCAGGTGCCGGATTTCAGGTATAAAAAAAGCCCTTACGGGCGTTCATTGTTTTGCAACCGGGGTATTACTGGCCTTTCACCTGAATCAGACCACGGTGATCAAGCGGTGCAACACCGGCATCAATGCGGATTTTGGTGGTCACACCGTCCGAGGTAAACCCTTCCTGCTGGTCGATATACGGCGTATCGATACCATTAAGGTAAGCGACTTCGATAGTGTCACCGCCCTGAGCTGCGGCCATATACCAGTTCTTCTCGCTGCTGCCGTCCAGTCGTGGCTCTGTGATAATTTCCGCAATGTTGCGGATCGGGTTGATGATATTGGCGTTAACATCTGCTCCCTTCACACTACCGGAGCCGACAACCTGAATTGCCTGTATTTCCAGCGCTGTCGGAACCAGCATAAAGGCCGGACGGATATTCAGAGTGCGCTCCCCCTCTTTCTGCTGGCGCATAAGGGTGCGGCCCTTGCCGATGGTCTCAACATCCATGCCGCCGGTGACCATATTGCCATGATCCGCACTGAACAACGCTTTCCCGTCACTCAGTTTCCCGTTTTCCGTCAGTACCGCATACACCAGATCACCAATGGTGGCTTTGGCAGCGCGTCCGAGTTTATTCGGGATATCCGTCAGGGCATTCATATCATCATTGATGATTGCCTGCCGGGTAATACTGAACAGCTCCCCGTAAGTTGCCAGGGCGATAGTCTGACCTTTGTCCCCGGTAGTGACGTATTTGTATTCTGCCCCTTCACGCACCTGACGCAGGGACGGGAAGCCGCCAAGACCGACACGGTGAGCAGTTTTAAAGTCGCTGAGCTGACCTTTTTTCGTCCACAGGCCGAAGGTCTCTTCTGCCTCCTCCCATCCCGTCAGCAAGGATTTATGAGCCACATCCATCAGGATATTACCGAAATCAGAGGTGCTGTGAGTGAACGCCAGCGCAACCATCTGCATCGGGTTCAGTGTACTGACACCGACACCGCGCTCAGTCAGTGACATTCGCGCCAGTTCACGCAGTGTCATGCTGTTATACGGGTTATCTTTCTGCACATTTTCATGCCCGGCGCGGGTCATTACTGAGGCACGGATACCGTCACCGGTGAAATTACCGTTGCCTGCATGAATATGGGCTCTGTTTTTATTGGATGGCACTGATTCCGCGCCCAGTTTTTCCAGTAATTTTGCACGGGCACCTTCCAGTGAACACTGCGTGTCAGTCACGCAATCCACCATAAGATCATTGTGTTTGCCACCGAACATGGCGAATAAATCTTTGATGCCGTTCAGGCGGGCTTGTTCCTGAGCGCGGATTTCGTTAGATACCGCTGTGTTATCCACCTGCGGAACCTGTTGTGGCTGAGTGACCGCTGCAACGGGTTGCGTTGCGGCTACCGGCTGCGGTACTGTCACTGGTGTGGTCTGTGCGGTATTTTTAGGTGAAACCTGATTCTTAATAGCTTGTGGCATGGCAGTGAAATCCTCTATACGTTTGGATGTGATACAGGCCATTGCCTGCACCGGTTCAGTAAGCTGGTCTGCAAAGCCGAGGGACAGACATTCATCGCCGTTCATCCAGGTCTCTTCTTCCAGCATGGCGGCAATTTCTTCTGCGGATTTGCCGGTTTTGGCGACATACGCCGGGATAAGGACGTTCTCCAGTTTATCCAGCAGATCGGCGTAATCCCGCATTTCGTCCGCGTCACCCCATGCAACACCCCACGGTTTGTGGATCATCATCATGGCATTTTTCGGCATAATTACGGTGTCACCAACCATCGCAATGACGGATGCCATGGATGCTGCAAGCCCGTCGATATAGACGGTAATTTTTGCATCATGACCTTTCAGCTGGTTATAAATGGCGATCCCGTCAAACACTTCACCGCCGGGCGAGTGAATATGCAGATTGATTTCACTGATATCACCCAGCGCCAGCAATTCTCTTGAGAACTGCTTTGCCGAAACACCCCAGCCACCAATTTCGTCATAAATATAAATATCCGCCGATTTTGTATCCGCCTTTGCTTTCATACGGAACCAGCTGTTTACCGGCGCGGATGCTTTCGGGTTACTTGTCATCTTCCCGGGATTTGCCATCGTCTGGCGCTCCTTTGTCATTTGCCGGATCGGTATCAAATACCAGATCCAGTTTTCTGTTTTCATCAATTTCCGCTTTACGGCGGCGTTTCGTATCAGCCGGGCTTGAGCCTCTGGCTCTGACCCATTCACCTTCTGTTGCCCCGCCGCCGCGCAGCAATACCTGCCAGGCTTTGGCCTCTTTCAGCGGATCAATCCACGGCATTACCGGACCGCTGTAAACCGCGTTCATCAGGGAACCCGGGTCGACGTCAGGCGGAACATCAATAATGCCCTCTGCGATCGCCATGTTCAGCCAGCTGCGGTACATCGGACGGGTAACAGCAGCCACAAAGGCATCCTGTAAAATGCTGTAACCCTCGAAAGACTCGACTAATTCCTGACGCTGAGCACTGTAAGTACCGTCATAATCACGGGAAATACTGGAATAACTGCCCCGACTGCCGGCGGCTACCGCACGCAGCTGACCATTACGGAAAGATTGCAGATTCGGATTAGGACGGTCGGATTTGACCATGCCGATTTCCTCACCGGGAGCCAGCTTGTCAAAGATGATACCGGGTTCAATATCCAGCTCACGCTCTTCCTGGTCAGTATCAGTGTTGTATATGTCCCCTTTTTTGATATACATCCCGAGGGAGGCGGCGATACGGGCGGCAGTAAGCTCCGCATCTTCATAATCTTTCAGGGCGCTGAGCCGGATCAGGATACCGGACAGCAGGCTGTTACCCCGCAGCTGATGCAGACGGCGGGTAAACTTCAGGTGCAACATGTTTTCTGCTGCAACCGTTTTCAAATCCTGCGACCGGTACAATGCTGACGGCATATTTTTATACACGTTATAGCTGACCGGACGCCCCCAATCATTGAGTTTTACGCCCTGACAGATATTGCTGCCGGGCACATCCTGATTCAGCGGAACAAAATCAGGCTCCAGCGCCTCTATCCAGAAATGAACCCCTTTGTCTCTTTTCAGTCCCTTCGCGGTGCCGGAAACCAGCTGTGCGAACACTTCACCGTCACGCAGCCAGGTACGCGCCATCAGACGCTCAAGCACCGGGCGGGTGTACTGCCCGGTTACATCCGGGCTGACAGACCATTCCGACCAGGCGGCACGGATTTGTTTTGCCAGGTCATCCGCCAGCTCACCGCCGCGCAGCAATGGTTGCGGCTCGACAATAATGCCTTTTGCCCCGATCACCCGTTCTTCCAGCTTATCCAGCAGGCCGATCACCAGGTCGTGGTTATCATCCAGAAAACGCGCCTGCTCCCGCAGTGACCGGCCGCCGGATTTAACCAACTGATTGGCATTGCGTGACTCCCGCCGCGCGCGGTGAGTTCGGGTCGGCATTGCTGCCTCATAGGCTTTTATCTGCAGGCGCGATCGCATCCGTGCAGCCTGCCAGCCGGGCGAAATAAGCCCGATAGCGTTATCGAACAGCTTCATTACGGGAACCTCGCCAGTTTGTAACCCGTTTTACCGGCACGGGAGGAAATCAGGCTGCTGCGCCGTTTTTCCCAGTATTCACGCCCTTTGCGGATTTCGCTCAGACTTTCCATTGACATGCTCTGACCGTTCATCGTGATGCTTTTCCCCTGTAACACGGCGATTTCAGCATTCGTGTACTGCCGGATCATGTCGTCAATATCAGTAATATTCATACCCAACCACCTCCGGAGGATGAAACGGGCACCCACGCCGACGCCGATTTTCGTTTTTTCGGCTTTTTCGGTTTCGCAGGCTCTGTTGATGAGATAAGGGTGATGTCAGCGGGGGATCCGGTATCTTCCGGCGGGGTATCGGGCAAATCAGGTAACTTCGCCCAGGACGGCGGTTTATCCCATTTGATTTTTTCGTACCCTTTCAGAATAGCCAGTGCGTGAGCGTACACCATCAGGTCAAAGGCTTCGTTTGCGCCCCGCCCGGGCTTTTCCCACTTACCGCTGACCAGGCGTTCCTCGTATGTCAGTTCGTCGTAAAATGAATCATCCAGCCAGTCCGGAAAATGCACGTAATTCGGACCGGGCATGTCCCGGCTCAGCGCGGCAGCGATCCGGTCTTTCAGGTGATCAGTCTGTAACAGGTACAGAGGCACATCACCGGCGGCCTGCGCCTGACGGTCAGAGCGCCCGGTATTATCCGGATACGACTTGGTGATGAGTTTAGCCCCGCTGCGGCTGCCGCCTTTGAACAGAAATACCTTGCGGCTGATACCGTCACGGCGGCACTGGCGCCAAAATTTATAGGCGTTGTCGGTGACACCATTTTCACCACCGGTATCAACACCCAGCATCATGATATCCATCCTGATTTCAGGGTGTCCGGACAGCGGGTACGTTTTTTCCAGCACATCAGAGAGCAGGAGTTTCCAGTCCTCCTGGTAAGCTCCCGGGTGAACCCTGACACACTCGCCGTTCCCGTCCATCCGCAGGGATTGGGTAATGTCGAACCGATCCACAATCCAGCGCTCCCCCTTTTCACCATACCCGGTGACCTGAACGACAAAGCGGCGGTTTTTACCGGCCTGAACGTCCACGGTGGCCACCAGAAAACGCACACCATCCGGTACACACCGGACGCCTAAATCCTCCGCCCGGGACAGTAACTCTTCCGCTTTCCGTTGTTCCTGTGAATGTTTCGGCCGGTATGGCATCCCCCAGTCAGTGTTAATCACCGTTTTCAGGGTTTCTTCGCTCAGGGTGAGCTCATATTCCTGCTCGGCGGTGAGATATTTGTAAATCAACTGAGACAGCGTCTGATACGCCGCCGCCGGACCCTCCATCCAGAAAGAAGCAACACGGGAGCGGCGGGCATCACCGGTGATGTTGCCGTGACGGTCAATCTCCTGCCCGTCTTTCAGCCAGACGCCAAGATTATTCAGCCTGCGTTTTTCGCTGCCGGAAATATGGCTGGTGCAGTGAGGGCACTCTATATAAGCCGCCTCACTGGCATTTACCGGATCCGGATCATCCCGGTAACCGGCTACCGCATCAAAGACCGGCCGGAAATAGTCTCCGCAGTGCGGACACGGCCAGTACCAGCGCTGCCGGTTGCCACGGTTATACAGAGATAAAATACCGGTGGTCGGTGGCGCTTCATGGGGCGAGGAAGGCGACCACTTAGGATCGGTTATTTCACGCCCGGGAGAGCTTTCCACCAGCGTCATTCCGGCAGACATAAAGGTGGTGGTACGCTTGGACGCGAGGGAAAATGCGTCACCCTCACCGTCGATATCTTCCGGAAAGCGGTCATAATCCGTCAGCGCCACAAAGCGGTAATCAGACGACGACATAATATTGATCGATGGCCAGCCAATTTTCAGGTAATTACCGGCACGGAAGGTTTTATCGTGCACGTTATTGTCATTGGGTCGCTGACTCATTCGCTTCGCAACTTCCGGGCTTGCCCTGAATGTGCGGTCGAGACGTTTTTTTGAATGCTCGCGGGCTTTTTCTTCTGTCATCTGAATAAGCAGAAAATCAGCCGGGTCACAGACAACAGAGTAAACAATCCAGCCGTCAATCAGCCCCAGGGATTTTCCGGTTCGCGCCGGACCGACAAATATCACTGCATCGTACTGACGGGAGGTCAGGCAATTCATCGGCTCAATAATGTACGGTGTCAGGGTGTCTTCCCACGCGACAGAGCTGCCGCCGCCCATCGGAACCCGCATGTATTTTTTAACCGCCTCCGCGACCGGCATCCGGCGTGGCGGCTTTAACAAAACAGAGACATCACGGCGCATTTGTGCCGCTGACGCATAGCCTGAACTCATTCGCTGTCATCCTCTGTATTTTCCACTTCACCCGCCAGCAGGTCGCGCAATTCATCCACTACGTCCTGCGCCTGTGTTATCTGCTCCGGCAGCCAGCCGTGGTCACGCTCCAGGCGGTCAGGCCATGTATCCAGCACCTGCGCTACTGCTTTGATAATGGTTGCCATTTCACGGTGGGATTCTTCTGCAGGGATCAGCTGACGCTGGGAGGTTTCTAATTTGATACGTTCATTTTCAGACTGGAACCAGTCTTTACGGTCTTTCGGGAACATCTTGTCCGGATCCTGAATTCCGCCCGGGTCTTTTTCAGTATCAGCACCGAATATTACCGGCCCGATGTCGCGCAGCGCATAAACCGGATTGCCGCGCACCGTTCCGGCTATCGCTACATTTGCATCGAGTAACCGCTTTTTGACTGTGCCACGGTTCAGACCGAACGCTTCAGCAATCTTTGCAACACTCCAGTGATATGCGTCCCCCAGATTGCTGATGTTAGACATTGTCACCTCACACTGTCAGGTGGATCCTTTATTTATTGTTGTTAATCATATGGATAAACAGCACTCAGGTGACAGTCAAAAACTGTTTTTGTCACCTCAATGTTGTTATTTGTCAGGTATTTCATGTAGTTAGCACACCTGCTGCTGACAGCATGAAAATCAGAAAACGAGCCGTTTCCCGCGTGGTCGCCGCCCCGTGGTTAGGGTACCCCTCCGGGAGTACCTTTTAATTTTTAGCTATAATTAGTTAATAAGTACCTTCATTTTTCACCCGAATAATTTCGTTAATCAAAAAATCAGCGGGCTTTATATAAATGGTTTTTCCGAATGAATTAGTTATTGTAAACCGCAAACTTTTTATTTCAGGCAAAGATAATTCATGTGCGAATTTATTAAGCCATAGAAACCCTTCTATTATTATATAAACACTTTCGCCATAATCTATTTTGGCTGGCCAACATTGCGTTGAAACATTCGAGGGTTGAAATTTCTGATGAAAATATTTCTTCTTTCTAAGAATAATTCGTTCAAATAAATTTCCCTCTAATATTTTCCATCCTATATTTGAAATATGTGCAGTAGGTATTCCTTTGTTTAATATACATATACTTAATACTCTTGGTATGCTCGGCGCTCCAACTATAACCTGATCTCTAAGTTCAACAGTACCAGAGATAATGACTTTGGTTGAACGAGTTGATAAGAAAAGAGAAAGCACAACAGCACTAAATGTTGCCAAACCTGCAATCCAAGTTCCAATCATCGTCCAGAAAGACCAGTGAGCTGCTTCTTTAGCTGCTAACATAGATTCAAAATCAATAGTATTAAAATCCATATTTACCTCATAATTAATGTATAAGGTATTTTCAATGTATTTTATAAATTTGCAATGAGATATATAAATATCTTTCAAATACAGCTATCCTTTCATTCCTTCAGACTTCAACATTTTTATCTCTATCAACTGCCCGTTCGCCTTATCTAGCACAGTCAGCAACGGCTCTATCCACTCAACCGCCTGGCAATATGTCAGTCGGCGGGTCACTGAGTAGCTTGCGTATAGCATCAAGGCATTGCTTCACGTTCTGCTGCTTATCTTCAGGCATTGAAGCTATCAATCCCTTGAATAACAATACTGTTTCGTCGTCTCGCGTCATCGTGTTCTCTCCGTCGCTGTCTTCCGGTAGTGACAAGGCCAGCATAGGCTTTGCAGGTTGCTCTCTGCATCGGTTCCCCCATGTGCCTTCGGGGTGATGTGGTCCACTGTCTTGGCTTCAGTCGCACGACCGTTATGCAGGCACTCCTGACACAGATGTTTATCTCTGCTCAGTATCACCGCGCGCAACCTGTCCCACTTGGTGCCGTACCCGCGCTCATGGCGGCTCTTGCCCTGCTGGTGGTTCTCCCACCCTGTATTGATATGTTCATCACAGTAACCACTGCGATCAGTTGTTGTCTTTGCGCAGCCACGTTTGCGGCATGCGCGGGGTATGCGTGGTGGCATGGTTAACCTCTATTTTAACGTATTATTCTAAATAATAACGTTATGTGACCATGCTTCCATAGCCTATATTTGGAAGGTGTGTCGTAAGATTTACTTGAATATATGATTTATAATTACAGCCATAATAATATTGATATTCTTTTTTAAATGAGGATAGCTCAATGAATATCGATGCCCTTAGATACTTAGTGAATGACGAACCTGAAATTATAGAAGGCGAGGCTAGATCCTGTAATCTTAGCGAAGAGGTCACAAGTGGAATAGCACGTCAAGTCGCAGACCAGGGAGTTGATAGCTTAAGCCCTAACCAACGTTATTACTTTGATAGAGCCATTCGACCCCTGATTGAAAATTTACACTGCACCGGGTTCCATACAGAAGGACTTGGTGAATGTAATGCTCCACTACCCAATGAGCAACTACATGATTACTACGCTAACGATGAAACTTTGTGTGTAAACTGTTGCCAAACGCGAGATCAATATCGCTACCGAATGTCAAAAAATGAATAATCTTATTATTTAATACATGGGGATTGAATTCCCCTTTTTTACTTAACACCAACCAATAAATAAACTAACTAAAGCATCAGCTTGATATTCACTAATTGAATTTAAATATTAATAGATTGCTACTATTGAATACAAATACCTGATATCTATTTTGTTAAATTTTACTCCTCTCCATGTCCGTTTTCCGGACATCCATTAGCTGCCTGTTAGCCCTATCCAGCGCAGTTAGCAGCGGCTCTATCCATTCAACCACCTGGCAATATGTCAGTCGGCGGGTGGCAGTGGTGCCAGTACCGGTTGTGTTAGTGATGCCGGAAGCGGAACGCATTGCTGATTCACGAATCGCGTAGGTGTGGCTGAGCAGCCCGTCAGCAACAGACTGAGGAACATACAGATTACAGGTAGACTCTTTACGGATAATGGTACGGTATTCAATCTGCTTCTCCTGTGATTTGGCTTCTGCCTGCATGCTCCGGCTGGCGTTCACGGCTGCGGCGCGGTCAAAAATATCGAAGCTGGTGTAGGCGTTATCAATTACCTTTTGCTGGTCAGCAATCGTATTGTCTTTGTGTTGCCCTTCCGTTTGTTCGGCTGACAGCAGGCTGAACATCCATAACCCGAAGAACACCACAGCCCAGAGCCAACCGTTAAATAATGTGGCAGTTATTTTTGCTGAGGCATTCACAGTAACCCCCACGCCTTTTCAAACACATCTGCACCATACGGCTGATAACCCAACTCAACGCCGACAATCGCAGTCGCCAGCGCAATGCCAGTCTTTTTGTCTTTGGTGTTAATCGGGTCGTTAATGCCTACGCCGATATCAGCAGCGGCACGTTTGATATAACCTGCCGTGTTGTTTTCATTCGGCGGAGCGTACCGGTTGATGATTGACGACACCGTGTTTAATGTACGGTCGCGCTGGTAAGTCTGGAGTACTTTGTAAATCGCCCGGATACCATATTCAGGAGATACAAATTGGCAAAAGCTGTTATCAGTCTGTGTTGCTGATAATCCCTGCCACTTTGACCCACCATGACGGATATTCCCCGGATTGTTGTTGCGTTCGCCGCGTGCTGGTTTAGTCATCTCTCACTCCTGCCTTGCCTTTGATTATTTTGCTCAGCGCATCCACACCGATGTATCCGATAAATACACTGGTTAGATACGCCAAATCGGGATTAAGGCCGAGTAACATCAGCAAATCCTTCACGAACCACGCGAAGATTGCACACATCAGCCCATCAAAAAGGGTCTTCTTCCATCCCCCGCCGTTGTAGCGGCCACGGAAGATAGCCACCGACCCGGCGAGAACTGCAAATACGCCCTGATCTTTGTACTGAGACAGGTACATCAATACCTGATCCCAAACGTCTGGGTTTTCTTTCATTTTCATGGCTCACCCCCTGACGGAGGAATTTAGTTAAATGGGAAATGCCGCAACCGGTTTATACGTTCCAAACAGATTAATGTGAGGTGGTTGCGGCATTATTCGGATAAGCCCACCAGCGGCGGGAAAGCAATAAAAAAGGTCGTCTGAGCGACCTGTGATTCAGTTAAACGTAATTAATGCTTATCCGGGATATGGTGATTAGTTCAGCCCAGTGTAATTAACCGGAGTGATGGCTGATTATCTTCGGAGGTAGATAATTATGGAATACGAGTTTGAAAAATATACAGGTGTTACAATCGTTCCCGAGGACATGGTTTATGCTACCCCTGTACTTTTTGCTATTCTTGCTTCACTGGTCGCTGGAGATAGTGAAGAAAAGCAGGATAAATTGTATAAATTAATTGATAAGGCGATAGAAATGAATAAAGAAACATCCAGTGCAGCCCAATTAGCTGTTGCCGGTCAATTTGCTAAAATGGCTCTATCCGGCAAACAATAGTCCCGTCTGATTTATGTGCAATCATAGAAATTCCATTACCCGATGGAGTTTCTATAATTTCTATTTTTGCACCAGCAGCCTGTGAAGTATCAGCAAGCTGTTTTTCCAGATCTGCAACGCGCTGCTCCAGTGTTTTATCTGTGTTGAGCTTTTTATTTTCAGCGACGGAAATGCTCAGGGTTGCCGGAAATGAATCGATGTCACCGCAACCAACTGTAATCCTCCCTTCTTTGTTATAACTAGCCTGTCCGCCACTAGAGAGCACCTCGTAACCGTCTTGACGGATAGATATGCACATAAATTTACCTTTCATATCAATCATCTTAATGCCTTTTTTTGTAGATATCAGAAAGCCGCACACAGCTCTTGTGTTAAGTGATAACGAGGTGATTGATACTGTGGCAGCGTATACGAAAAAGGCCGCGCAATGCGCAGCCTTGTAATAGATTATGCTTATGACCTAGCAGGTAAATTCCACTTCAAGCGATGGGTTTTCGTCTGACCTGCATGACGGACACCACGACTGAACAATGTTCCGACCATCCCCCATATTTCTCATTCCAAAATCTTCATATCTGTAGAAAATATGCCTACCTGCATTGCTTGAGCAATTAGGACAGGACTTATACGTCACACCATCAAGTTCGACTTCCTGCGAATCAACCAGAGATGAACCGCAACTAAAACATGCCGACATACCTTCCTCCATTTAACAATGAATGTTATTTAATAGCATTCAGTTATCCGGTTTTCGGTGATGATGCTCGCACTATTCATTTGAATACTATTTCTGCACTCATTCCCCAAGCATCCCACCAAGCGTGATTACACATGGCGCCCCTGATAATCAGTTGTTCGGAATAACCGAACATGTGAACTATCCGGAAATTCCGGAGAGTTGAAATATTTCAGTCTTAGTCTGCTCAAACCGCTCCGTTTCCATCTCAACACCCAGCACCCGGCGGTTATACTTCAGCGCGGCTTTCAGTGTTGCACCTGATCCCATAAAGAAATCGGCAACAATGTCACCTTCACGGCTGCTGGCTTTTATGATGTGCTCCATCATTGCGGCTGGTTTTTCACAGGGGTGCTTTCCGGGATAATACTGAACCGGCGGATACGTCCATACATCGGTATAGGGCACATCGACCGATACCGCAAAATAGCGGCGTAGCAGCTGATACTGATCTGATAATTCGTGATACTCACGCCGGAGAGCGTATTGCTCACTGACCAGGTCACCGTGTTCACGGCTCAGCGGGTTATTTCGTTGACGTTCTGCGGCTACCCGCTGAAACAGTACCTGAAGTTTCAGGTAATCAGCTTCATTCGGTAATTGCCACTGACTATACCCAAACCAATGAGAGGACATTTGTTTGCCGGTCGCCTGCTGAATGTCTTTTGCTGTAATACCCAGCGCATCGCGTGCCTGCTTAAAATACTCAATCAACGGGGTAAATACGTTTTTCTTCAATTCATCCCTACGCTGGTGGTACTCACTACTTTTTCCTTTTACCGGGCCCCGGTAATGTTCAGCGAACAAAATTCTTTCCGTTGCAGGATGAAAACTACGCAAACCGTCTTTATTTTGCCGCCGCCACGGACCTGATGGTTTCGCCCATATGATGTGGCTCAGGACATCAAACCGTGCCCGCACTAATAATTCAGTATCTGATGCCAGACGTGACCCGCAAAATAGATACAGGCTGCCGTTCGGCTTTAATACCCGCCAGAACTCAGCCAGCATTTCATCCAGCCATGATAAATATGCGCCGACATTTTCCCACTGGTTATCCCAGCTACAGCTCTTAACCTGGAAATATGGCGGGTCAGTTGCAATTAGGTCAATGCAATTGTCCGGAAGAGTTTTGATATAGCTGAGCGAGTCGTCGTTGACCAAATTAATACTGTTTAAATTAACAGTGTTTTTCATAGATCCGGGTAACCTTTTTTGTTAAGCTCCCTTTGCTTTGTCGACACAAGCAGTGGGCCTTGGTTTATCCGTGATCGCTTTAACGGGTAAATGGCTGGGAAGGTGCTACCAACACCCACCAGCCGCCCATTTCACAGCATGATAATAGCTAAAGGTAGGATTTCTCACCTTTAAATTTCAGGCATAAAAAAACCCCGCATTCGCGAGGTTTATATACAATTATGACAACATATCAAATTACCATCAAATATGGCTCAAATTATTGACTTTTGCAAGTTTTAGCTGCATTTTTGCGCCATATTTCTGCTCTGTTGTTTCTCATTTTTCGCAATGCCCCACAATCCAGAGTTTTACAAATTAACAATAGTTCCTTCCAGTGCGTTTTATAGTTCCTACACCAGTTATCGGATGCCACGCCCACCAGCTCAGCCAGTTCGGATTGATAGTAATGCCCGTCTTTGTTCAGGGTGTAGTCCTGCACTGCCAACCATACCAGCGCTTTTATCCGCTCTTTCACTTTCTTTGATACCCGGCGCCCTTCAATTCGTTTCTGAATTTCATTCCATACATGACCGGTGATATTAGTCTGATGCGAGAACTTCAGTTCTTTGCCGTAGCAATATAACAGCCAAGACTGTTCTGCCTCTTCCAGTTCCATAATCGCCCGCCGCCATGAACAGTTTTGATAATCCACACGGTCAATAGGTGGCATCGGTAATACTGAGTAGTGTGTTGACCAGCAGGACACCGCCTCTGTTTCCCGGCACACCTTTCTTCCGTTGACCGTAATATCACGCGGCTTTCTGCGCGGGTATCTGGTTGTGTTTTCCAATACAAATCCCTCAAATGCTTCAAGCTGACCTTTGGTTCTGCTGCTGTGGTCCGTTATTGCGATAGTTGCCATATCCCGCAGGTACTGCAAATCGTGCTCAATCATGTTTATCTCTCCGCGCTCCGTACAGCGCATTAACCAAAGGCTCCGATCCCGAGGGTTCGGTTTAAAAAACTGAACAACAAATCTAACTGGCTGCCGTGCTCCGCTTCCCAGACGTTCGGATCGCGGTGTAACTCGTCATGGTGAACACGGCACAGCGGGATAGCGAACAGGTCGTGTGTCTTGGTGCCCGTTCCGCCGGTACCGTGTCCGATGATGTGATGTGGGTCGTCTGCCTGTTGGCTGCACACACAGCACGGCTGGCTTTTAACCCATTGCAGGTATTTGGTGCTTTCCCACCGCTTGAGTTTCGGGATCCTGAAAAAACTGGCTGGTGGCTCGGGGTCAACCGCTATCTTTACCACCGGCTTTATCTGCTCGATTCTCTTCTGAACGCACTGCTGAAATATGTAATCCCGCTGGACGATGGAGTGCTCTGTTATTTGCCAGGCATCCCCCCGGTCCTCTTGTTCGCACAGGATGTACATGTGAATAAATTCAGGCAGGTGATCGCTGATGCGGTGCATAACAGACCAGGTGAATAAATCAGACGGATTCAGAAAGTGACCATCCGGGAGTCGCAGATCTGTCAGAATGCTGTTAACAATCCACACGCGGCGATTATCCAGCATGATTTTATCTGCCTGTTGCTGGTGGCTTCGCCTTTCCTGATAACGTTATCGTGATGCCAGCACGTCCGGATGCACCCGCCTTTGTGCTTTGTGATGACCAGCTCATGATGATGGTAAGGTTCTGCATCATCTTTAATCTGACAGTCTTTAACGGATGTGATGAAGTGGCTGAATGATGCCATGCCGCCCGCCGCCTCGATTACCTCAGGCTGATCCATAAACCAGAGGATCCGTGCATCATTCAGCAGAGGTTGTAAATCATGGGGGATTTTCCCTGACGGCAGGTGTTCCATGAATTTCGGCGCACGGCTCAGCACATAGCGGGCACCGCTGTAAAAGTCCCGTGATGCGGCACCCGGGTTAAATAACAGGATCCGCGCTTCCCTCTGGATATAACCGGCAAGAAGATAACTCATCAGGCCACAGCCCCCTCTACCTGAGACGTGCCCCACAAGCCAGCAACCCATTTCACGCCCTTTGATGTGAACCGCGCCATTGAGAATGAGTGGTTGCTCGTCGCGCTGGTACCGGTTTTTATGTCAAAGCGGCCCGCATCGATATGGTTCTGGTATACCGCCCATGAGCCATTCAGTCGGTACATGATTTTCTGATCCAGAAGGAACATCCGGAATTCAGGTTCTTTTACCTTCAGCAGCTTACACACCTGGCGAAATGTCATAGAGCCGGTTGTTTCAACATAGCGATCGACAAATTCCGCCTTAGGCGCAGCGATTGCCAGTGCGCGGGCTTTTTCTTCCAGTTCTTCATTCAGATCTGCTGCAAGACGCAGTGCCTCTGATAACGATTGTGGTACCGCATGCTGCTGCGCGGGCAATGAATCAAAAGTCCGTATCACTTTCAGGTTAAACAGCGGGCTGACCCACATAGCGTAGGCGTACACAATTTCACGAACAACATACGTTCCCTGCTCAAATCCACCGCGGATAGTATTGGCAGAGGCGATGCTCATATCTGAGCAACGGTCGATTTCTGAACACAATGCCTGTATTGACTCTATCCGCAGGAAGTTAGACGGCTTGTGCCGTTCTTCTCCACCAGCAGCCCGGTGCAGATCATTTAAACAGTAGCGTCCGGCGATATCGCGCCGCACATTAATTCCGTCCACAATAATCAGATTGCTCATCGTTATCTCTCCACTCATTAAGCGCAGCCGTATACTGCGCGTTTTACGTAAGGGCTGATTGTCACCACGGCTTTACCACCAGCGACTTTCTCACCCCATTCAATATCAAGATGTTTAACCTGACTGTCGTCCTGCCAGACCCCCACGTGTGTCAGCGCGTCCTGTATCGCTTTGATGAAGTTGTCCAGATCCCGGCGGCGGTTGCATGGCGAGAACGGGAGGTGCAGGGTTAATTTGTCGTGCATGGTACTCTCCGGTTCCAGGCTGCGATTGCATCTGATTCATCAAAGCGCTTAATCCGAACACCACATTCGTCACAGGCAATTCCGAACAGCGTCAGCTCCCGATATGTCGGTTTATGAATTGTGATGCTCTTACACCCACACAACGGGCATGGTTTCAGGGCTTGTATGTTATCCGTCATTTCTGATCCCGTTTACCTTTCTCAGTACCCGCTGCTTTGCCGTAAATGCCGCTATCAACTGGTTCTGTTTTTGTTTGAATGCTGATTCAGAGATATCCTGATAAGTAAGAGTGACCCGGTCTTCTGACCTTGGCAGGCGGCGGCGCGATGAAACATCCGCTTCATAGGCTTTTATTAATTCCGCTGCGTCAGCCGTAAACCGGAATACAGATGTTTTACCTTTGCGCCGGGTAACTTCTATTGCACCGGTTTTCTCCAGCACTCGGAACGCAGACCAGGCTTTTGAATGATAAACCCGGTATTTTTTCATCATGTCCAGGATTGTCATTTCAGTACCTGCCGGTTCAGTTGCTGCGATTTGGGTATAAAGCATCATTACGCCGCCTCCCCTGATACTCCGGCCTCTTTCACTGCATGTCCTATACGTGCTGCTGCAGTGACAAGGTGATCAGGGTCCATCTCAATACCAATAAACCGAAACCCTTCTGCTATCGCAGCCTTTCCGGTACTACCCGACCCCATGAATGGGTCAAGTACCGTGCCACCAGCAGGGGTGACCAGTCGGCAGAGGTAGCGCATTAAATCCACAGGCTTAACGGTCGGATGCGTATTTTTAGCACCGCTGGTGCGTCCGGCACCGGCTCTCGGGTTATTAATGCCGGCACTTCCCTCTGTGCGACCACCGGTCATTTCAGATGCTGACGCAGTAACAAAGCGATCCATTCCTTCGTCACGATCAGTTTTGCTGACTTTTGCACAATAAAAAAATCTTGCAGATGAAGTATCTGACTCAATGCGTGGCATAGGTGTTTTCTTTATATTTTTTAGTGCGCCGTAAACCTTGTTACCGTTATCGCTACCATCACTTTTAGCCTTTCCCTGCTGCCCCTTTGCATCCGGAAATGCAGAAAGAACCTCATCACTACCGTCATGGATCACATTTGCAGGCCAGCGCCCTTCGTTGTTCTGTATCCATTCAGCGCCTGGCGGTGTATCGCCATCCCGAACGTGAGAAAGCAGGACACCGGTACCACCAGCAAGCATCTCCTCAGTAGGCACACGGCACGGGTCGATATTCAAAACCCCGGTTCCGTGTTCATTAACATTTTCGAGAATAGTTGAACTAAATGGCTTACGAGCCATGACAATCGGTTCATGTGCTGGTTTTAATGCCGTCCCCTTGCCCTTGTGTTCACCATCAAGATTTTTCGACTTGGGAAACCCACTGCCGTAAATCCACATAATCTGATCCCGAATCTCAAAACCGGCATCTTCAATATTTACGACCAAGCGGTGATATGTCCGGCTTCCACCAAATGCCAGTAGATGCCCGCCCGGCTTTAACACCCGCAAACATTCAGCCCACTGTTCGACGGTTGGTACCGCGTAATCCCATTTGTTCGACATGAACCCGATGCCATACGGAGGATCCGTTACGATTGCATCCACTGAGTTATCCGGAAGGTTTTTTAAGGCGTGCTCACAGCGGCCGCCGATCAGTTGGTAATCCATCAGATAACCCCCTCACGTTGGTGACGCTTAGCGGCCTGACGGGTCATGAAATACTGACGCTCGATGTTTTTAAACCTGATATGGTCATGCCATCCACGGCTGCGGCAAATGCGGATCACCTTATGGCGACTGTTCCAGTGGTTTTTCAGTTCACGCAATACCCACCACCGGCGAACCTGATGCAGGACTGCCAGCACCGATATAACATTCACGCCGTAAATCTCTTTGCTCTCTGAACGCATCATCATGCTGCCTCCTGCCCTTTTGCTGCCTGCTCTGCGGCTTGTTTCCAGACGCTGCGCCATGCTGCCATTGCGGCGGAGACGTTCAGAAGTCCGATTCTGGTTTTGTGTCGTGCTGCCAGTTCCTGAATACGGTTTTCAGGCTTGAAATTGGATGAAAATAACCGCCGGTATGTCTCGTCCCGCTCTGCAGTGTCGATTTCCACGTACACCTCACCGGGTTTCAACCAACGACCACCGGCACAGGCAGGACGTCCGTCACTGACCCACTTTCGGGACAGCTCGTAGTACTCGCCGAATTTCTCAATGCCGAACACGGTGGACGGGCGCAGGTAATCACGCATTGTGCTGTCGTTAGCCCATTTGGCTGTCATGCAGTCAGCGACCAGTATCAGGTCAGCAGCGACATAATCCTCACTGAGACGTGCCTGATGTGACCCATTGTGGATTTGCTGTCACGAAAGCCGGAGTTAGTCACCCGGTTAAAATATTCAAGAACCAGCAAAGCAGGATCGGATGCTTCGTCGGGTTCCACGGGAACCTGACAAATCTCTGTGTATTCTTCTGTGTAATCTCCTGTATGAAAGTTTGCAGGATCCCCACATGGCTGTTCGTTTGGTTTCCGCAAACTTGCTTGCGGCATTGCACCATTCTTGTTTGCTGGATTCCCGCAAACTGGGTTATTACCGGGCTTATCGCCAGTTTGCGGCAATGCACCATTCTGAACATCGCGCTTTCTGGTTTTCTCTGCTGCTGCCTTTTTCTTATTTTTATCAACGGAGTTCAGCAGTAATTCTTCAAGGTGGTCAGCGTTTATCCGATAGTGCATTGTTGCCGGAACACCGCGTAATTCCTCACTCAACACCCCGAGGGATACCAGTCGTTTGCGGGCTGTCTCCTGCTCGTCCCTGGTCAGGCTGGTTTCTTTTTTTATGTCACCCTGCGTTTTATAGAACCACTCACCGTCCATGCGGTTGTGCCAGTAAACGAACTGGGACAGGAGGATCGCCGCTGTTGCACCAGAGCGAACCTTTCCCACACGCAAATTGGCAAATGCCGGTTGGTATGCAATCGGGCGATCCAGCAGCTGAATTAAATTGCTCATGGCTTCACCTTCTCAAATCGCGTGTAACGCTCCTGGAATATTTTCAGAGGCTCACCGCATTCGTGCTCATATCCGTCAATCATGAAAATTACACGCTCTCTCTCCCGGTCATACCGGATGACGTTTACAACACGTCCGTTCCGATCCTTGTAATACCGGTTCAGGTTGTCGGCTGTTTCTTTCATGCTGCCGCCCTCGCTTGTTCTGCCATTCCGTTAAAATCATCTACCGCCCATTCGACGAACTGGTAGTTTGTTTCTTCAAAGCCTTCCGGTACTCTTACCGTATAGACAAATTTGGCAGGTTCTTTACCGCCCTTAAAGGGAGCAACGCGGAGTTGCGCAAAGCCTGCTAAATGGGTTAATCTGCTCATGCGTTTATCTCTTCACACAATTGATGTAACGCGACCGAAGCCGGAGGCCGTATACCTTCGGCTTCACCCTTTCTTGTGGCATTTAATGAATGCATAAATAAAAGTCCTTCCTGTTGCGACCAGTCTGTCCAGCAGCTTCATCAGTTCTTTTTCTTCCGTACTATCCACCTGACCATCTTCCAGAGCCTTTTCCATATAAATGGCCAGCTCACCCTGCTTTGCTGATACCTTACTGTGCAGACGGAATAATTCCGGCTCATCCAGATCGTCCGGGTTGATTCTTTCCACCAGCAGCATTCCGGATTCAGATGCGACATATTCGGCATACAACACAGTCCCGGAGACGTCCTGCATCATCATCAGGTCGTGGTGATCAAAGAACCGGCAGCCGTTTTTCTCATAAAACCGGTTATTAAATGACGTCAGAGATAAACCCAGCGCACCGGCCATTGCCTCACGCCCACCTGGTGCAGCACTGCACATTTCTCTTACGACTTCTTTCAGTGATTGGTTTTTCATTGCCCTACTCTCTTTTCGGATTCTGTTGTAGTTAATCAATCGGTTCTGACGATGTATCCTTAGCTCACCGTTTCACGGCTGCCGCTTATCAGATCAGTTAAATCAGGACGAATCTCTGATGGCGCTATTTCACTATTAGTGGCTCTTACAATCAGCATGACAAAGCGAGCATCAATGCCACCGCCATGCAGCCAGCGCCAAACGGTTGGTTGACTGACACCACACAAGGTGGCTAATTTTTTTTGCCCGCCAGCTATATGGATTGCTTTTTGGATAGCTTGGTTTTTCATATTTAACCTCTTTCGTATTATCACGGGTAAATAATAGCAATGAGTATTAATTTATACAATAGCCATGAGTGTTTGCTTTTTAATACCCATGGCTATAAATTCGCGTACATGAAAAGTACACTTGCAGAGCGCCTCAAAGAGGCAATGAAAATCAGAGGTGATATGACTCAGGCTTCACTGGCTGAGGCATCAGGCGTTGCTCAACCTACGATCTGGCGACTTGTGAATGGAAAGGCTAAGGGTTCTGTTAAGCTCGTGGATATTGCAAATGCCTTGGCTGTGAACATCGACTGGCTTGCAAACGGTGCTGGTGAAATGAGCAGCCCAAACAAAGAGCATCCATATCAGTTGGATAAATCTTTGAATATTGCCGTGTGGAATGAGAGCGGTAAAACTGACGATTTCGTTATCTCCCCTGTAGGAAAGCCACTACCATCGTACCGTGCATACATCATCAGTCGTAATACCGGCTGTGCCGATGTTACTGCAGGTAGCATCGCTATTATTGACCATAGTATATCGCCGGGAACGGGTGATTTAGTTATTGCCAAAGTTGGTGGTAACCTCTCGGCCTATAGGTTTCTCGACGGTGGTGATCATGGGTTCTTATCTGTCGATGATTCGAGAGTTCCCCTCATTGACTTATCTGGCGCAGATTTAATGGGCGTGATTGTATTTTTAATACGGGATTTCAGAAGATAATCAGATACTTTTTTATCATTTATCAGCACCTCCCCATATCTTCCGGCGCTCAGCTAGTTAAAACCATCACCATAGTTCCATTCCTCTCGAATATAACATCTGATTATATTTACTGTACAAATATACAGTTATACCGATATACTTTTAATCATATGATGGTATAATGCAAGATAATTCATTACCCCTCAGGAACAACATTCCGTATTACACCTCGACTAAATATAAATTAATTCTTTTAATTCATACCATTGCAAAATATCCCAAACAAATATAAAAATACTCATTGATATACTCAATACTCATTGCTATATTTTCTACAGACACAGAAAGCACGGAGACATAAACATGCAAACAGAACCAACCATCACCACCAGCAACATGTCAGTAGATGACGTCACTGTGTGGATCACCGAAAAAGCAAAAGACATTAACCACCTGCAATCACTTCGTGCTGACCGCGAAAAAGCTATCAGCGACCACGAACGCAAGCTGAATCGCTTTGACGAAGATATCGCAGATTACGAAGCCCGCTGTGCTTTAACAGTAAAAACGCAGTAACGGCTGCGTATCTGAATAACGGTGTGAAGAGTATTAATTGTGTGGGGAGATGAACGTTATGACTGAAGTAAATAAAAAAGCAGCCAGGTAGTCGTTGACCCGGCTGATATGACAGGCGTTGAATTATATGATCACTTATCAACGAAGTTTTACCCGTTCGTTCGATTCTGCCAGTTAACAGGTTTTGTTAACTTTGGTGTGGTTAATCTGGTAAGTGATATAGCGAACGCGATTGCAGCAGCTATTCACGCCTTAGAAATAGCCAACCAGTACCCAGAGTCCAGCCTTCAAAAGGATCTATCTCAAAATTATCAGAAACTGCTGGCTCTTCAAGAATGCTTAGGTAGGTTTGAGCCGCTTCCGGAAGCTCCAGTTCGGTAAGTGGTTTATGCAAAACTATTAGTTTCGCATTGTTAGTTAATTTATCGAACTTATCGGGAAGCATACCTGTTTTTGAGTATACAAATGAATGCAATGTTGCCTCTGGTGATTGTTTGAACCAAATACCAACTTCATTCTTTCGGTATTCGAATAGCGCAATTTCAAGGAGAAATAGGAAATGTGCTTTTTTACGAATAGTGGACTCAGCTTCATAGCCTTCAATAAAACGAGAATGATCTAAACGATGGTGCTTACATAATGTTTCTCCAAGCACTTGCCATAAATTTGAATATTTAGACATGTTTTACCCTCTTGGTTGTGTGAGAACACCAAGATACCACCGCCGCCCGAGGTGGTTAAACAACCGGGCACGAATAATGTGAAGAGAGAAGACGACCAGATAACAATAACCATGCAGTCCTTGTTCGCGGCTGAGCGAACTACGGTGCAGTCCACCAGCCAGCCGCAATTTTTTTACAAACATAAGACCACCGGCGTACACATCCTGCCGGATACTTTGCCAATATGCTGGTGGTCTTATTTTTGTGTGAAGAGACAATAAAAGGAAAACGCTATGAGCGAAAATGATCGCAAAACAAACATACCGGACTTTTTCTCTGAATTAGACGCCGGTGTATTTGGAAATAAATTATCTGCTGCACTGAATGATGTCGCAATCGGTACAAATAAAAACGGCGGTACCGGTGAAGTCCATGTGATATTTAAATTTACTCAGTCAGATGAAGACCGGGTAAAAATTTCTCACAAACTGAAAATGGTTACACCAACTAAACGCGGTAAAAAGTCCGAAGAGGACACCACTGAAACACCTATGTGGGTTGGTAAAGGCGGCAAGCTGACTATTCTCCAGGAAGATCAGGGTCAATTATTTGGCGTTGACGGAAGTGTCGACGGGAAATTAAAAGCAGTTAATTAATTTCCTTATTTTTAAATAAACCAATCTATTTAGTTTTAATGTTTTTAATTAAACAGGAGCCTTTTTATGTCCAATTTAGACGGCAACGCCATTTCCCAGATCCAGAATATGGCTATCGCCTCATTAAGTTTAGCGCCTGTAGCGGAGTCACTCTGCCCTGCGGTAGTTCTGCCCGGCGATTTCAATGTTAAAAGCCTGGAGAATTTGCAAGAAGGCCGCTACCGCTTCCGTGGTGCGATGGATACAACCAGTATCAGTGATTTCGTGAAATACACTCTGCAACACGGCGTTCTTGACGGGGTCAGCTGCTTTATTGATGCTGACGCAATGACCGCAAAAACAATCTTCAATATCGGTACTATCGGCGAACCGGGTCATGCCGACAATACTGCCAGCGTGACATTGAAAAAGACTGCGCCATTCGCTTCCCTGCTGAATGTGAACGGGCGTAAGTCCGCACAGAAAGAAATGGCTGAATGGCTGGAAGACTGGCGCGATAACCTGATGGCATTTGATGCCGAAGGTAATGTGCTGGAGATTAAGCAGGCCATTAATGCGGTACGCCGTATCACCATCGAAGCAAGTCGCTCTGCAGATCATGAAGACCGTGATTTCGGAGCCAGCCGCTCGGTAATGGAAAACGTGGAAGCGAAAAGCCGCGATGTTATGCCTGCCGCGTTCCAGTTTACCTGTACCCCGTATGATGAACTGTCTGAGCGTGCAATTAAATTACGCTACAGCGTTCTGACCGGCGGTGATATTCCGGTGCTGGTTCTGCGTATCGTCCAGCTGGAAAAATTAGAAGAACAAATCGCACAGGAATTCCGTAATCTCCTGGCTGATGAATTTGAAGAAACTGAAATTAAAACCTATATCGGTAACTTCAAAGCGTAATTATTTTATGCCGCTTAACCGGCGGCATTTTTATATTCCGACACCAGGGAATTACGTGACGACAACCCACCAGCAATTATTTAAATAACTTCTAATCGTATACGGCGATGTGTGGAGAGAAATTATGGATAGCATTGACTTTATAACACCAGAGGAAATGATTGAGCTAACTGGCTATCAGTTCCCATCCAAGCAATGCAGAGCATTAGAACGCGCCGGGATCTTTTTTATCAAACGTCCGGACGGGCGCCCGAAAACCACCTGGGCACATTTTAACAGTCCGCTGGCTAAACGGCCGGCATCACCAGTATCAGAAGAACCTGATTTCGGGGCTATGTAATGGCAAGAACACGTAAAAATCCGGAAGATAACCATTTACCTAAGCGGGTATACAAAGGCCGTTCAGCCTATGAATTCAAACATCCTGACGGCCGTACCATTCGCTTGTGTTCATTGAATAGCGATAAATCTGTTATTTGGTCACATTATGAAAAGCTAATAAATGAAGATAAGTGTACGGAAACATACGCCTCACTTGTTGATGAGTTTTTCAAATCGATTGATTTCATGGATCTGTCAGGTGAGACACAGAAGGACTATACAAAATACTCACGCAAAGTATTACCTGTCTTCGGGAAAATGAAACCAGACAACATAAAACCTGAGCATGTCAGAAAATATATGGATAAACGGGGACTCAATAGTCGCACCCAGGCTAACAGGGAAAAAACATTTATGTCCCGGGTATTCAGATGGGGATATGAAAGAGGAAAAGTAAAAAGCAACCCATGTCAGGGCGTTAAACAATTTAAAGAAGTGGCAAGAGATCGCTACATTACGGATCGTGAATATAATGCATTGTACCAATCAGCACCGACAATTATTCAGGTCGCGATGGAATTAGCTTATCTTTGCTGTGCTCGTCAACATGACGTTTTAACACTGACAAAAGAGCAGCTATTGGATGAGGGGATTTATATCAGACAGGGGAAAACAGGAAAAAAACAAATCAAAGCGTGGTCAGTGCGGCTGAGAAAGGCGATCAAATTAGCAGAGCAATTACCGCTTAATGTAACCATTCCGAGCCTTTATATACTCCATCAAAAAAATGCCTGTAAATATAGCCGTGATGGTTTCAACAGCAGATGGCAGGCAGCCAGAGAAACAGCAGCCGCTAATAATCCTGATATTTCATTTGATTTTACTTTTCATGATTTGAAAGCGAAAGGGATATCAGATCTCGATGGAACACTGCAGGATAAACAAAAAATATCCGGGCACAAAACCATCACTCAGACTGCAAGATATGACAGGAAAATTCAGGTTGTTCCGGTGGTAGGTAATCAAAAATGA